GATTATAACTGATAGTTTTTCTCAGTTTCATTTCTATTTTAATTTAAATACATTTACTACATTAAAAAGAAGAAATGAATGAGAATAATTTAAACATGCTGGATAAGTTCTTATCTACGGCAGCTAAACAAATGGAAAACCCAAAAAGCTCTTTCGTCTTTGGAGGTTTATTTTTTTTAGGTTTTTTTTATGCTTTCATACATTTACCTTCTATTGAAAATTACAAGAAAATGCTTCAGAAATCAGAAGAACACGCTTCTTATTGGAAAAAAGAGCATGATGACTGTAAAGATGAATGCGAGGTCGAATTGAAATTGGCAGAAGAAAAAATTGAAAAGGCTAAAGCCGAATCTTTTGATAACTTAATAAAGACAAATTCATTTCTTCAAGAATTAAAATCTGATAAGGCAGATAAAGCTACTCTTACAAAAAAGATAGCAGATTATCAGAATGAAACACTTAATTAATCATGAAAAGATCATTCTTTATGTGTTTGGCTACAATATTATTTAGTGGTCAAAACATTACGCCTCAAACGCCATTATCGAAGGAGAGTAGAGAAAATGGCAATAATGATAGTGTAGAGTTTCATCTAAAAGATGATGATAACTCTGCGCTTCTAGACAGTTTACAGATTCAGAATGAAAAGCTTGTAAAAGAAGCTAATTCTTATGTGGAAATTATTGATAAAAATTTAGGTTACATCAAAAATTTAGATCGGAAAATCAAACAAAAAAAAGAAAAAGATTCTATCCTTAAATTAAATCAAGGAAAAGAAATCTATCTTGATTTAAAGATATGCGATAGAAATAAAAAATTTATTAACCTAGATTGTACAAAAACAATTACAATCGATTCAATTAAATTAGAGAATTATGATTAAGTATTTACTTATGCTCTCTTTTAGTTTATGTTTAATGTGCTCCTGTTCTTTCGAACGGAATTTTTTAAACAAACCTAAAGAAGCGGCTGAATTATGCCACAAGTATTATCCTGTTAAGGATTTAGAAGTCAAAGAAACAATTTCAACTGATATTGTTTACGATACAGTTTATCGAGACTCCATACGGTGTCCTGATACGTTAAAAGCTGTGGAAGTTCTAGACGATAAAGGAAATAAAATAATTGATCAAGCCACAGGGAAACCTAAAATAAAATATATAAAAGTTCCTGGAGAAACTATACCTTGCCCTCCATCTATTAATAAAACTATAAAAACTACTACAACTATAACCAAAAAAGTAAGAGATACTTCTCAGGACCAAATTGTAAAAGATTTAAATGATGAGAATATTTTGCTCGAAAGCTCCAATAAAAGTAAACGGAATTGGATTATCGTATTGGTTCTAATTATACTCTCCTATGTAACTTACAGAGTTGTTAAATCAAAAGTTATTCAAAAATTAATATAATGTATAGAGTCGGAGTTAAAATCGGACATACCGAAAATGCTAAAGGGGCTTACTCTCCTAAATTAGAAATGTCTGAATGGGATTATAATTTGAAAGTAGGAAAAGAACTTATTGCTTTAAATGATGAGCAGATTCAATTTGAAGTTTTCACTTTTGATAAATCTATTGGTTCTTATACTAAGCGTCAAAAAGCATTAGCTGATATTATGAATAAAAAGAAGTTTGATGCGGTTATCGAGCTTCACTTTAATTCTGCAGAATCTCAAAAAGCTAAAGGTATTTGTTCTTTGTATTTCCATACTTCTAAAAAAGGAAAAGAATTAGCTAGAATTGTAGGTGATCAATTATTTAAAGATTTCGGAACAGAGCGCGATCCGGATATGCCGATGAGTTCTCCTACTCAAAATGGATATGAAGCAGTTGCTCAACCAATCCCCGTAGCTATTTTAATCGAGCCTTTCTTTGGTTCAAATCCTTTAGAAGCAGTTTTATTTAAAGGCAAAGACGGAATGATTAAATATGCTAAATCAATTAAAGCTGGTTTATTGAAATATTTTCTATCTTTGACTTAGTGTTTTGTACGTTAAGCTTTGCTTACATCTTTAAATTTATAAGGTCCTCTTTTAGAGGGCCTTTTTTGTTATATAAATAATGCTTTTATTAATAGTTATCTTTGATTAAAATATTCTTAGAATGGCTAATAATAATTTAATTACACATTACTTTTTCAAAGGAATGTCTGCTGATAATTCTCCTAATGCAGAAGAAAAACAATCTTTTGAATATGCTTTAAATGGAAGACTACACTCGGATAATGGAACTATATCTTACACTTCTATAAATGGAACTATAGAAGTGTTTAAAAATAGCGATATAGTAAAAGTTTTAGGGTACGCTTCTTTCACAGATGAAGTTGTTTTACTTACTAAAGTCAATAGTAAGTTATCTAACAACACAGGAGAAATTATAGGGTATAAAGAGATTAAAAAGATAAGTGCTAAAACTATCGAATTAAGTTCTTCTAATCCTTCAAGTTCTTTCAATGTAAACTTCAATAATTACATTGATGAAATCACTTATAGTATTCCTATATACAAGGATAATAGAGATGATTTAACCATTAACAATCCTATTTCTTGTACGGATTCTAATGGCGATGAAATTAATTATAATGATTATTTCAGAGAAGTTTTAAATTATGATAAAATTGAATATTGCCAAATTAATGATAATAACATTTCTTATGAATACAATAAAGAGTATTTAGATGCTTTTGTTTCAATAAAGAAAGACGAAAACGGAAATTTTTATCATAAATTCCTTTGGGTTGGTTTATTAAATTGGGATATCAATGGCAAGATAATCACTCATACAGTAGTTGAGAATAATAATTACAAGAGGATTTATTTTTCTGATGATCAAAACCCTTTTAGAGTAATCAATCTAAAAGATCCTGATTTAAATTACAGAACAAGTTTTGAGTTTGAATCGTTCCAAAGAGGAGTTTTACTACAACCAATTATAGAATCTATTGGTGATAAAGGAATGTTATCATCAGGAGTTAATATTTATGCTTATAGACTTAAAACGGCAAACGGGCAGCAGACTGTTTTTAGTAGTTATTCTGATGAAGTTTTGATATATCCGGATAGAGAAGTATTCGAGGGTGGTAAAGTTAATGAATCAACCTCTAAATCGGTTGATATAAAATTGAATTTAAAGAATCATCAAGAATTTGACGAGGTTCAGTTGATAGCTTTAGAATTCCATTCGTACGGACAACCTCATTATATTAGAAATATTGGAACTAAAAAGGTAGCCGAAATTGTCCGTTTTACTCATTATGGTAATGAACCTGTATTTGATTCTGATTTAAGTTTATCCGAAATTTTAAATAGAGAATCAAATTGGAAATATTGTTCGGATATAAAATCTAAAGCAAACAAAATGATTGCAGCAGGTCTTAGAAATAATCCTGTAAATACGATTGTTTCTGATATGAAATTAGATTTTACATTACATGGCTGGGATGCTGACGGACTTTCTCATAATTGCTTATATAATCCAAATCCTAAAAAGTACAGATATATAAATCCTAAAGTTGAAGATCGTGAATGGTACACAGTGAAGAAAAGAATTTATACTTCTATTCAAGTATTCGGTGATTTTACAGCTACTTTAAACACGCCATACGGAGATATAACTAAAAGCTTTTCTTCCCAAGGAAATTATTATCAAGAATTCTTAAACGAAATATCAAATTGGCTAATAGAATCTACATCAAGAATGACTCTTAAAGTAGAAATGATAGAAGGTAAAATGATTTGGAGTTTAAGAGATTCTAGCTATAGAATGAGTGATTATAAGCTTGTTTTTAACACAGAACAATACATCCCTCAATACGAAGATGAGTTTGATTTAAACAATCTAGACGCTCCAGGAACTATGGTTTACGGTGCTCAATCTTTAGGTTTTACAAAAGGTAATGGTATTAGAATTACTTTCAATGTGGAAGATGAAGAAATTATGACTAAAGCTACTCAGCCTTTTAAAGAAAGCAAGCCTTTATTTAACATGAGAAATCCTTCTCTTAAGAAAGGTTTTATGAAAGGTGAAACTTATAGAATAGGTTTACTTCCTTATGATTCTAAAGGAGAAGAAATGTTTGTTATTCCTTTAGGAGATATTTATGTTCCGGCATTAGGAGATAAAATTCTAAGAATTGATGATTTTGGTAATTTAATATCTAATCAAGAAATTTATAGAAACTCTTACGTAATCAATAATAAAATGTACCTACAAAGGATTACATTAAAAGTTGAAGTTCGTATGTCTTGTGATCTACAAAAAGCTATATCTATGTACAAGCTTGTTTATGTAGAGCGTACCGGTTCTAATAGAACAATTTTAGCACAAGGTATTTCAGCTCCATTAGAACGCATACAGCAATGGGATAGAACGGATAGAGTTAATTTACCTGAAAAGGTTACTAATAAGTGGAGATTACCACAACAAGGAGGTCCTTTGTATGATAAAAAAGGTTTAGAACTTTATGATGTTAAGCCAGCAGGTCCTTATGAGAGTAGTTGGACTGAACGTGTTGTTACTAATAGAAAACTTTTTTATTTTGATTCTCCGGACTTTGTTTATGATACTGAGGATTCTAATTTAATATCGATATGTAAAGTAAAAAGAGTAGGTCGATTAAATATAGAACCGAATAAGCATATCAAAAACAATTATTCTTCTATTACTTGGGTTGAGTTTGATACAGAAGCTTATCCTTCTTTTTCTCGAAAAGTTTATTACGATCAATTAGAAGGAGAAGAAGATAGAAAACCTATGTGTGTTGATATTAATGTTTTTATTGAAAGAGCTGGTGATAACGCTGAATTAAATATTAATCATTCGGAAGCTTTGCAAATTGGAGAGATTATACCTGGTTATAATTTTGGTGAAAACTTTGAAATTTCTAATAATGCTTTCACTACTCAATATCCGTCTTGGTATTGGAACTCATACGGAAGAAAAGAGGATCATTGTAAAAATGGAGAAGAAAAGTCTGGATTATTAAAATCAAGTAATTATTCTCCAGGAAGAAAAACTATTATTATTAAAACTGCCGAAAATGCTTTTTCTGATTCCTTTATCAATCAAACGCCTATAGTTCCTGTTTTTGTAGATCGTGATAGAACTTCTCCAGGAGATATGTTAGGAGGTTACGATACTCATGGTTTATTTAATTTAATATTGAATAATGATGAGAATGTTTACGGAGGAAGAAGTGAAAGAGCTTTTGCAAGTAATATTTATGTTTCATTATCTGATACTATTCCATTAAATCAAGAATCTAACGCTACACAAGTTTTTGATGTAAATGGTGATGTTTATACAACTCTATTTTTTAGAAATAAGAATATGTATCATAGCGAAAGTATTTATAAAAATTTCTCTATTCGTAATGGTGGTAATTGTGGAGAAATTGGTGATGATATTGGTGTAGCAAGAAACGGAGCTTGGTGTTATGTTGTAGCTGTTGAAAGTAAAGCTGAGCCACGTTTAGATTATACTAATTCTTTTTATAAACATAATGAGAAGTTAGATTTTAGAAGCCCAGTTCTTGAAGATATTAATAAAGCTTATTTTCAAACAAAAGGTATTAATTCCTACATACCTACTCCTTATAAATTTAAAGATGATCCTGATATGGGCAATATAATAGCTGTGTCGGAAACTAAACTTTATGGAGAAGAAATTGATAGTTACTTAGTGTTTAAAACTAATAATTTCTATGAGCTTGAAAAAGAAAAAGGGAAAGTGTATAATCTAGCTTCTGATTTGAATAATGTTTATGCTATACAAGAGCATCAAACATCAAGATTATTTATAGATGAAAATACAATGATGGATACTTCTAATGGTCAAATATCTATTCAGCAAGGTACAGGGCAAGGCGTTTCTAATCATCAAGTTATTTCTGATTATGGAACTTCTATTAGACGATCAGTCGTGTCTCCGGTTTCATCTACTAGCATCGTAGAAGGATTCTCGTTTTTCGATGAAAGAAAAAAAGAATTCGTTAGAGTTAATATTCCTAAATTATTTGAGCAGAATCTATCTATAGATTTTAGAAATAGATTCCCAAATAAAATTATAGACGTAGAAGGTTGGTTTGATGATAAATATAAAGAAACAAACCTTAGATTAAAGTTTGACGACGGAAGTGGCATTGCAATTTCTTATAACGAAAAAATTAAGTGTTTTAATGGTTATATGAATTATAATGAAGATTTATACATCAATTGGAATAACGATTTATATATCCCTTATCAAAAAGAAGAATATACATTTCTTGACAAACTTAATGTAGGTTCTCCAATGAATATACGAGGAAATAAATACAATCTTAAAATGAAAGTAACAAGTACTTTCGATGGTATTACAACTCTTATTTTCCCAGATTCTAAGATTATCACTAATGTAAATTACCCTATTAAATCCGTAAATTTAAATACAGATTTTAGTGGTACTAAAACCATTAACGGAACTCATCATAGATACAAGATACAAGAGGGTGTTCATTCTTTCCCTTTAAAGAATAGAACAGAACGATCAGATACAAGAGGTGTTTGGTTAGAATACGATTTAGAAGTAGAATCTAAAAATGATAGTAAAGTTTCTATCTATTCAATAACTAATTTTGTAAGAAATTCATATCAATAATATGGCTAAATTCAATATAGATTTAAACGAAATAAAAACTTCGTTAGGTACTATTGAGCGTAATAAAAAACTATGGGAAGAATACTACGCTAACCCACAATATATAGGAAATGGTATTCAGTCGAATGATCCTTTTTTAAGTTCTAATCCTACAGACGGGATAAATGTAAACGATTCATTTTATAAAGAAGGTTTATCTTCTCCACAATCATTAGCTCCTCATGGCGCTAATAGTCGTATTATTAATAATAATGAAGCTGCTCAAGGATTAATCGATGTAAATAAAACTGCTCAAGATTATGTAGCTAATTTTAATTCAAAAATATTACCTGGAACAAGCTATACAAATAATCTACAAAATGCATCTCAAGAAGCTTTAGATAGAGTTCCCGTTCAATCCGAAGGAACAGATTGGAGTGGTATTGCTTCAGGATCATTGCAATTTGGTAATAACGCTTTTTCTGCTCTACAAGGAACTGACGGAAGTGAGGCAGAGTCTTGGGCTAAGACAGCTCAATTAACAGCGTCAGCCGCTAAATTTGGAGGTCAAATAGGTGGTCCTATTGGAATGGGTGTCGGAGCTGTTGTTGGTTTTGGCGCCGGATTAATTAATAAAGGTGCTGATAAAGAAAAACGAGGTAAAGCTATTGATAAGAAAAACGATCAATTAGCTGAACAAGCTGAAAAAGAAAGACGCACTGAATACGAAATTAAGCAAGCTGAAAAAGATATTGCCTTACTTACATCAATGAATAAATCAAAATTAAACTACTTATAATGGCAAAGAAACAATATGATAATTCTACGATAAGAAAAACATCATCTAATTCAGGAGCGAATAAAGGTGTTTTGTCTAAATCTGATTTCAAGTATTTAGTTAAAAAAGGTCTTGGTTATGTAGAATCAAGAAATAGATACAATGAGAAAAGTAAGATTTCTTCTGCAACAGGTAAGTATCAATTCCTTTGGTCTGAATGGAATAAAGATATTAAAGCTTTTGCTGCTAAAGATGCAAGATTTAAAACTTTAGTAGAATCTGATGCATGGAAGAAAAATCCTCAACAAGCTTTCTTGAATAGCCCAGCTTTGCAAGAATCTTTTATGGATTTCCATTTAGATCGTTCTTATAGAGAAACTTTAGATTTATATAAACAATATGGTCGAAATAATAATCTTAGAATGGATGAGATTTATGCTATTATTCATCATCAAGGTTCTGGCACAGCTAAAGCAAATTTAAAAGCTGGTATTGTAAATTATAAATCTAAAGATGGAACAAATGGTAATTTATATTTAAAGAATTTCAATCAAGGTGTATATTCTGCTTTAGGCATGCCTAAAGATGCTAAAGGAAATTATTTAGGAAATAAAACTCAAAGAACAGAAGCTATCTTAGGTTATTTGTCTAATCCTAAATCAACAAAAATAGTAGATCCCTCTAGTATTAAATTTAATGTTAATGGTGGTCTTAAAGCTTATAATGATTATAAGAAAGAAATGACTGATTTAGAAATTCAAGCTAAGTCAGAAGGTTGGAGTAATGAACAGCTTAATGAGCTTGCTATCGGTGTAATGCATAAATATGATAAAATGGGTTATACTGATTTTATCAATCAAAGTATTTCTAAAGAAACTCAAGATTTAAAAAACTCTAAATATAAAAGAGCAGAAGCTTATAACCTTATCACGAATATTCTTAATAAAGCTCAATATAAAGCTCAAAGAACGAAAACTGATGATGGCAATATCAAAGAGAAAATAAACGGAGTTAAAATCAATGCTAAAGATTTAACTCAAGCTGAAAAGAACTTAATTAAAGAGCACCCTGAATTATTTAACAGTACTAAAGATGAAGGTAAGGTTTATGTAAAAGATTTTAGCAAATTAAACTCTTTCTTAAATAGAACTCAAAAAGAGTTTTTTAACGGTCAAGGAATTAATTTTTTTCAAGTAGATAAAAAAGGAAATGTTTATTTGAGTGAAGCAATAGGATTGGATCATTCAGTAAAGTTTAACGCTTTTTCTGATCATGCTTATAAGCCAACCCCGGAATCTTTTTCTTTAACTAATAAATTAAAAAAGGTTGCTTACGATGCTAGTACTATTACAAATGGAATTAAAGGAATTGATACTAGTCTTTTCTCTAATAATTATGATGAATCTGATTTAAGTGGCGATGTTGTTAATCCTTATGATATCAATAAATTTGATTCTTCATCATCTTCTGGACCAAGTGAAAATACTCCGGATAAATGGATTGAACATCTTGAGAAAGAGAAAAAAGCTACTGCAGAAAAAGAAGTTCAAGAGAAAAGGGATAATGATTTAAGTTATTTTAACGATGAAATGACTACATCTGAATTAATCGCTGATAATAGTTTTAAGTACGATAAAGGCGATTATAAAGATAATCTTCCTATTACTGATTTAGCTAATTCATTTGGAGGTATAGTTACTGGTTTATCTATGCAAGACGAAAACAATCCTCTTAGAAATGATAGAGTAAGTGGTGCATTTGAATCTTACGCTTCTCAAATGGCTGAAATAGCAAAACGAGGTTTATCAATAGAAGATGAAGCAGCAGCTTATAATAAAATAACAGAAGCTTACTCAAGTGGTATCGCTCAAATTGTAAAAGCTTCAGGAGGACATAGAAATACTGTTCTTGGTAATTTAGGTCGATTAGACGCTCAAAAGAATATGTCTTTAGGTGAAATTCAAATCGCAGACTCTAAAATGAAAATGGAGGGATTGCAAGCTTACGGAGAAGCTATGAAATACATTTCTGAGCATGATAACGATGTTGAACGTACTAACAACGAAAGAGAGTATTTAATCGCTCAAGAAAAACGCCGTAACGGAGGAGATTTAACTCAAGCTGCTTGGTCTGCTTTTTCTAAATCAATAAATGATTATGAAAATAAGAAACCTGGTTCAGCTTATCATATAGCAGAATCTTACATGCTTAATGATATGTTAGGTTATAATCCCTTATTAAAAGATGATGGAACCGGTAGAGAAAAAGGCACTTATTCTTATATGGTTGCCCAAAGAAATGAGCTTGAAAAAAATAATGCAGCTATGAACGCTTTTAAAACAAAAGCTACATCTTCTCTTAATGATAATGAGAAATTAGCTGTAACGAGTTGGTTAAAAGCTAACCCTAATTATACTGCTCAAGATGGTAATGCTTATATAGATTATTTAATTCAAAATAGAGATAAAGTTGATTTAGATAAGGTTAGTAAAAATCCTAATGAATTCTTTACTAATAATATTTTGAATCAAAATAAGATAGATAATAGTATTATGGACCCTCAAAAAGCTTTAGAGTTAGCTTCTCCTGTTACAGAACAACCAAAAGCTGATGAATCTCAAAATAATCAATCTTCTTTTAATTTAGCAGATAATATACAAAATAACATTTTTCAAAATGTTCTTAGTTTAATTGATAATCAAAATACTAAAATATAATGCCAGGAGGTTCTAATCAAGGTTATTCAGGATTGTTTCATTCAAACAATTCTATGGAACAAGCCAAAGACAATTTGAATGTCTTACAATCGTTAAAAACAACGATAGATAATGACAGAGCTAAACAAGAGGATGCTCAAGCAAGGATTGCTCAAATGCAAGAGCAAATTAGAAAAGAAACTGATATGTTGCTTACTCCTGATAAAATAGCCATTAGAAATAGAGCTCGTGCTCAATTCAGGTCAATAGCAACACAGCTACAAGCTTCGGGAGGAAAGTACACTAATTTTCTTGCTTCTGGTGGTAGAGCTTTAATAGAGGACTACAAGTCCTCTATTCTTAGTTCTGAGGATATGGCTAATTATCAAGATAATTCTAAAAACATGGCTACTATTTTAGAATTAGAAAAAACAGGTAAGAGCCATTTAATAAACGCTGTTGATAGAGCTAATTTAGATAAGTACAGAACTAACGGAGGTGGTAAGATTACTTATACGGGTCAAATGCAAGAGATTGACATTCCACCGTCAAATGAGTACGATTGGGATACTGATGTACCAGCAATTAATATCTTAAAGCATAAAGATAATTACCTTAAAATTGTTGGTAATTACCGAAAGTCTTTTCCAAATTTAGGAGCTCCGGACGAAAGAGATTTGATTGAATATGTACGTTCTCAATATAAACAAAGAGGTTCTAATTATCAAAGAGGTTTAGCTCAAGCTCAATTCGATGAAAACGTTAGGCAATATGATTTAAATCGTAAAGATAAATTAGCTGAATCTGAATGGGATAAACAGAAGTGGCTTTTAGAGTATAATCAAAAAATGTCTTTAGCTTCTGGTGGTGATGGTAGTACTGCTGCGGGTACTGCTGTTGCCGGAAGTTTTGAAGAAGAATCTCAAATTGCTAACGTAAACTTTGTAACAAATACTTTAGATGGTAAATCTGTAACTACAGACGGTTTCTCTAGACCAGATTTTTGGCAAAAGAAAATAGCTACGTTATCAAAAGAATCTTCTGAAATGGGATATACTCCATTTAAGTTAAAAGGTTATGGAGGTGCTTTACAAAACTCTATTGTAGCAAGAGGTTTATCAAACTCTTATTCTCCTAAAAACGGGATGAAAATAACTTCTATTAATGGAGAAGCAGCAGCTAAAGCTGTTTTAGGTGCTGATATCGTTGATAGAGGAATGGTTAGAAATTTAATCCTAAAAGACCAAAACTGGTTCTCTGCTGACGGAACTAAGTTTTCTGATAATGCAGCTTGGTTTAGATCTGGAGTTAATAAACCTAGAGATTTTAAAGTAGAAGGTGTTGTATCTGTAGGTGTGATAAAAGATGGTAGCGGTAAAGATGTTATTATGATGGATAGATATGGAACTTTCGGAGGTTTAGATAAAGAATACGGAAAGAAATTAGTAGCTAATACTAAAAATAAAAACGTAAAATTATCTAACGTTATCGCTTTACGCGATCCGTCTAATAATGAATTAGTATATGTTCCTTTTGATACATCATCTGTTCCTATTCAAACTGCTTATTCTAAAAATGCTCCAGCAGATGTTTTAACTTCTCAAAGAAAAATGTCTCAAAACATTTATACTAAAAATGAACAGATTAAGGAAACTAAACGCCAATCAGCATCTTCTAATAAACTATTCTTAGAGCAAGTAACAAACGATCCGAACGCTATGCATAAAGTTCATAAGCAGGCTCAAATTAATAGTGTCGGTGCTAAGAACAGAACAAATTTATTTATGTCATTCTATGTTGCGTTAACCGGAATGGAGGGTGATCCAAATCAATTTGCTAACTGGGTTGACTCAGGACAGATCAATAAATATATTGACCAAAAGGTATTAGATTTGATGAAACAAGGAGCTTCGGACCAGACTATTATTCAGCATATAGCTTCTAAAGATCCGAACTCTTATAATAAAACGTTTTACCAAAATTGGATTAATAATTCTAAATTCTTATCGAATAAATAATGGAAGATATCAGAGATATAATTAAACGTCGCCAAATGGAAAGAAAGGCTGCTCAAAGCAATACAATCGATCCAACGAGCGATGCTCTTTCTCAAATCAAAGCTTTAAACGAAAAGCAAAATAGATTAATTAAAGAGAAAGAAAACAAAAAAGACTTAAAAGGTTTTAACGGAGATTTAGGTCTTACTTCAAATGTCAATAACCAAGACTATATGAATGAGCAAATGGATCAAGCTTATTCAGAGAAGTACGCGAAGAATCAAGACTTTAATGCTTACGAGCCACAAGAGATTGAAGGCTCTCAAGACTTAGATTGGTTGCATGAGAATTGGGCTTCTAAGATTGGTAAATCTTTAATTAATGGTACAGGTGATGTTGTTAAAAGTATGGGTGATGCATTGCAGTATGCAAGCTCTTTAGGTTTTTTAAATGGTAATGAAGGTTGGTCTGAGAATCCATTGCAAATGATTGGTGATTTACTTCACGAAAAAGGAGCAATGGATACAAGAGAATCTTTAGATTTATCTAAACAAAACGATTTAATTGATTTAATTTCTAACCCTGATTTCTGGTTAACAGAGGCTCCTAAAATGATACCTCAACTTATTGACACTATAGCTATAGGTCATGGAGTCGGAGGTTTAGCTTCTAAAGTAGGTCAAAAAGCAGCTTCTAAACTTTTATTAAAAGAAGTAGCTCAAGAAGGTGGTGAATTAGCAGCTAAAAATGCAGCTAGATATACTTCAAGAGCTAAAGGTCTTTTAGGTGAAGTTAAAGGAACTACTCAAGGTGTTTATCAAGGTGCTAAACGTGGAGCTAATGAAGTTGCTGGTAGTGGTTCTGGTGTAATGTCTAGAGTATTTACTGATACAGGTAAATACACAAAAACATTTGGAGAAATTTCTAATGGTGTTGCCGGAGGTGCTGCAATGAATGTTAAACTTGGTATGCAGAACGGAACCGAAGTTTATAACACTTATGCTAACCTTACTGATCCAAAAACAGGAGAAGTTTTATTCACTCCTCAAGAAGCTGGAGAAATGGCAAGAAATACATTGTTAAATCAAATGGCTTATATGGGTGCTGATATTGCTTCATTCATGTTAGTTTATGGTAAAAACAATGCGTTAAAAGCAGGTTTAGAAAACAGCTCTATAGAGCCAATTAAAAAGATTAGTAAGCTATTCTCTAATTCTCAGAAGTACTTACCAGGTAGATTAGCTAAATTATCAGGTCAAGCTACATTAGAAGGTGTAGAAGAGTCATTTCAAGAGTCTTGGGAGGATTGGGCTAAGTTAAAAGCTTTCTACGAAAAAACAGGTTCGTTCGAGCATTATCAAGGTACACTTCCAAAATCAATGAAAGAGTCTGGTAAGCTTGGTAGTTTTATGGATTATTATATTTCAGACGAAAATAAAACAACAAGAAACCTCTCTGGTATTTTAGGTGCTTTAATGGGTGGGACTTTTAATATTAATGAAGTTATCAACAAGAATGCAGATCAAGCTTACAACATGTATAATCGTGCTGAAAACTTATCTCGTTCATCGATTAAAGGTACAGAAGATGATGCAGCTAAAATTCATCATATTAACTCTACAATGAGTGAAATGATTATGCAAAATAAGGAAGATTTATTTGTTCCTTTCATAAATCATTTAGCTGAAAAAGGTGTTATTACAGAAGAAGATTTAAGTTACTTCCAGGGGAACTTTGACAAGTTAGCTCAAAAGGCTAATGAGGTTAGAGGTATCGAATCTTTGAATGGTAAAGTAGCTTTTATGGATAACTTTGCAGAAGAAATCGCTGCTAATGACCAAATCAATACTTTACATCAAAAGATGTTAGATGCGATCGCTTTCCACCAAAAGAACATAAAAAACCCTTCTGATTTAAAAAACGCGATTGCTAATGAAAAGAAAAATTTTAAAGACTCTGCTGAATTATTAGCAAAGAAAATTATTGTTTCTCAAAATAACCAACAGCAATTATTAGCAGGTAAGCCAGCAATTATGATTGATAATTACCTTGATCCTGATATGGCTAAAGAAGGTGTTAATCCTAAGATAAAACGTAAGGATATGAATCAAGGGCAGATTGTTACTGCTAATATGAGAAATCAATTACGTAGACAGGCTAATGCTATGGTTAATCAAATGGTTGACGGAGATCAATCCACTAATGAAAATTCAGAAAATAAATCTACATTAGATACGGTTGTTGATGGAGCTAAGAGTTTGTACTCAAAAGCTACTGAGATTGCAGCTAAAGTTTTAAATACAACGGCTGAAAAATTAGAAAAAGCTAAAAATAATGCAAAAGAGCGTAAATATGATGAAAGTAATTTAGAACAAGTTACTCCACAAGCTTATGAACAGTTCCAAAAAGATGGTACTGTTTCTTCTGGAATTTTAAATGAAATCGCGCGTAAGAAAATAGATAACGAAGTTTTAACTCAAGAAGAAGAAGAAATCTTTAATAAGAAAAAAGATGTTATTAATTCTAAAGTTAATCATGCTACAAATGGTATTACAGCGAAACAATATGAAAATGCTGATGAGCAATCTAAAGCTAGAGTAGATTTAGTTCGTAGATTAAAAGCAAGCGGTAATGATTTTGATATTCTTACTGATAATGATTTTGATTTATTAGAGGATGAGGATGCATTTGAGCAATCGGCGATCGAATTAGGAATGATTGAATCGGCTGTTGATGCTATAAAAGAAAATCAAGCTTTAAACCCGAAAGAAGTAGAAGCTGTAGCTAAATATCCGGAAGTGTTCCAAGAGATTGCTTCTGAAAATAATTTAGCTAATCCTACTGAGTCTTTGGAAAAAGCTGTTGTCGATTCTGATTCTTTGTCTGCTGAGGAAAAAGCATACTTTGATCGTTCTGCTAAACGTAGAGCTAAAGCGTCTAAAGAATCTAAAATTGAAGAACGTAGACGTAAGTTAGACGAGTTTAACGAACGTAGACGAATTAAAAAAGACGAAGAATCTAAATCTATTGATGAGTTTGAAGCTGTAGATACTGAAAACGAACTTGATGAAAATCAAGAAGAAGTTACTCAAAACGAAGAGGAAAAAAGTCAAGAACAGAAGATTGAAGAGGAAAAAAGTCAAGAACAGAAGATTGAAGAAGCTTTACAAGAAGAAGCTAAAGGAACTGCTACTGAGGCTACAAAAAAATTTTTAAAAGATAACTTAGATAAGTTAAAAGAAAAGTATCCTAAGCTTTATAATAAGCTTAAAAGAGAGTCTATTAAAGAAGCTACTCAAAAGCTTTATGAAGCAGCTAAGACAAGAAGTAATAAAATTATTAATCGTGGCGTAGATATCAATCATCATTTATATCCACCTTCAAGATTAAGTCAAGTTAGAGCAGTAGAACGAAGATTAGAGGTTATGTATCCTAATGCAAATATCTTAGTTTCTACTATCGATGGTATGTATAAAACTATGGGTATTCCTGCAACAGCATTAGCCGTAAACGGAATGATATTCGTAGATACTGAAACTTGGGATAATAATAATAAAGATTTCTTCCATGAAGTAGCGCATATCCATTTTAATTTATCTAGAAACACTCGAGCTACAAAAGCCTTAATAAAAGAATTATTAAAAAATAAAGAACTTATAAAATTTGTAAAAGAAAATTATCAAGATCAAGTTCTTTATCGTATTAATAAAACTTTCAAAGGAAGAAAATTTCCTGGTGTAGATTTTAAAACTGAAACTTATCAAAACCTTGTTGATAGAATTCACAAAGAGTTAGGTTTTAAATTATCTGATGCTGAATTAAAGCAAGAGTTAGATAAGCTTATTACTGATGGTATTATTGAAGAAATGCCAATGGACCAACAAGAAATATTAATAGATGAGTTATTCGCTATTAATATGGAGCACCAATTCGACTTACAGTATAAAAACAAATTCTTTGAAGAATATACTGATGAGGAGAAAGCTGCTATGAACTCTGACGAACCTAAAGATAAACGTTCTGCTTTACGTAGATTCATCGAACGTAAAACAGGTGTAGATTATTTAAGGAGAGTTGGTAATGCTTTAAAGAATTGGATTAAAACTATCAAAGGTCAAGCTGAAGATATGATGAAAGAGGAGGACCCTACTACATCTATCTTAGAAAGATATGTTGATGGTTTAACTGATTCTAATCAAAGAAAGTTATTTAATAAAAAAGAAAAGGTAATTCAAGCCTTTTTAAAAGGTTCAAATTCTAAGAACTATACAAACCCTTCAATTAGATACAAAAGATTAACTGAAGCTGAAATAGCACAGCAAAATCATGAAAAATTAATTGGAGAGCAAATACGAATTCAAAATGAAACTCAAATTGATCGTAGGATTAATTCTGCGAAAACTAAAAAAGTTGTTTCTCAAGACAATCAAGAAGAAGAACAATTAGAAAATAATTTAGAAGAAGGTAGAAACGAAAACTTATTCGATAAGGATAGAACTCTTTATTTAAATAAAACTTCTGCTCTTATTAAATCATTCTCTAAAGTTTATAACAAATCGTTAAGAAGTCGTTATTTAAATCAAAGAAAATCCGGAGATAAGTGGGAGATTCCTACTTTTAATGGTGATGCTTTAATGGTTGATTTACACGATTTAGCTGCTTCGGCAAAATCGGCAAATGAATTTATTAGTTTGATCGAGAACTCGGAGTTTGAAGAAATGTTTGAGTTTAATGATTTCTTAGACACTACAAGAGCAAATGATAAGTACACTTATTTAAATAGTTTCTGGATGCTTGCTAAGGATATGAAGAATGTAGATTCTGTGCAAACTTACATCAATAAAGATGGTAAGGTAGATGTACAATCTTCATTAAGTATGCGCGAGAAATTTTTAGATGAAAGAAATTTCCAAAACGTAATAGCTGCTGTTTCTGCTTTCAGAAAATTCACTGGGAACTCTATGGATAACTATAAAGTTTCTAATGAAAATTTAATTCAATTCCACGTAGGTCAATACGATAAGTTTGCTCAAGCAGTTAGAAATATTCAAAGTGATAATTTCACTGATTCTGATTTATTAGCTATAACAAGCTTCTTAGGAGGAAATAAAAATCTGTTAGTTGATAATAAGATTGTTATTGACGGTAAGAATAGAGCATTAGATTCTGTTCTTGTTAAGTATGCTTTAGATTATGATTTAAGCCAAAATAATATCTTTAAGCCGGTTGTTGGATTAGATAATAAACCAGTACTTAAAAACGGAAAAGTAAAAACAGAAGTCGATCCTATTTTAAGAAAAATTATTCGTGGTTTAGTTGTTACGGATAGAAAGAATAAAGCTGATTTTACGGTATTAAACGCAGAAGGTAATCAAGTTCCATCAAGGCAAATCCAAAATGCTTTAATGCGTAAACTTGATGAAATGAACCAAGACGCGCGTTCTATGAAAGTTCAAGGATTTATTCGTAAATACTCTCGTCAAAGAGGTGAAGGGTTAATGTCTAATAAATTCTTAGAAAGTTTTTATGAAAGAGCTAATTCTGGACAAGATGTTAAGATTGCTCAATTCTTAGGTGTTAAGAATGATAAAGACGGTAATTACTCTGATTTCTCTAAAAACAGCGCGAACGATAACTCGATTAATGAGTTTTTAATGTTCTTGCAAACAGGAAATAGAACTTCTACTTATATGATGGATACAGGTAGATATTCTGATTCTCCAGTATCTTATTTGATGGAAGTTCCGAAGTTAAAAACTCAAGATTACTTTTCGTTAAAGAATGGTAAAATTGTTTTTTCAGGAGAGCAGTCTAAATACTTTATTCATACAGTTAATGCTTACAATAGTTTTCAAACTAAAGAAAATCAATTAACTCCTATGGAACTTAAAAAAGCTTTAGAAAAAGATATCGCTGATGAGTTAGATTTTATGAATAGCAATATTAATGCATTTGTAGATATGGCTACAATGCAGCCTTTTTTAAATGAAGATAAAACTGCTTTAAATTTAAAAGGTGAAGAAATAGTTAATCAATATGTGTTTAATCATTTTATGAATCAAACACAATTTAACCAAGTGATGTTACCTGATGTTTCGGGGGCCGATTTAGGTAAGCGTGCTAAAGCTTTAAGATCGCCAGGGTTTAATTTTAAAAACACAAAGTTTGAAACATTATGGTTTAAAGACGATCAAGAAGAAGGTTTATCTGATAGTATGGATGATTCTGGTATGTATATCCTTGAGGAAGACGCACAAAGAATTCAAGATGCTTTTGGTAATTTAATGAACTTAGGATTAGGTTATAAATTACTTCATGCTGGTATGGAACAACAGAATCCATTGTTTAAAGGGAAGAACTTTTATGATAAAGGCTATACAACAATTTTAAGCGAAGAAGTTGTTAAACGTAACCCAAGATTAAGAGGTCTTTACGAAGCTATGCTTAAACGTAGAGAACAATATATTAGTAAAGTTGGTAAAGAAGCTTATGAGCAAAGTTTAACTTCATCTAATCAATCTCATTTAGTTATAGCTGTTCCTATGTCATCTGTGAAAGTTAAAAATGCAGCTAAACAAACTGTGTTACCAAAAAGCTTTACTGAGGATAGTTCTAAATTCACTTTAGATGATTATTTAGAAAATGGTTCAAACAATGATTCTCATATTCATCAATTATTTAATGAAGCTTATTATAGCGGAAATCAATTTGTAGGTTTAGACGGTTCTAATTTAATTATCCAAAACTCTTTAGATAAGGTTAGAAATCAAATTAACATGCCTGTTCAGTTATCTAAGTTTATTACAACGAACGGAAGTTTAAATGGAAACTTAAAAGCTTTAGAAGAAATCCAAAACGATATCGTTGCTTTACAAAACGAGCAATTAATGGATTCTGTCGACGTTCTTCAAAACGGAACTTTAGAAGAAATACAAGCTCATTTTAAAGATTCTATCGACGAAGATTTTGTTGATACTCTACAAATGGATTTACTGAATCAAGGGCTTTCTTTAAATACTCCTGCTGTTCGTTTATTAGCTGTTAATACTTTTATGAATCGTATTCGTCAAAGTGGTAATAAATTAAAAACTCCGGGAACTATCGCTCAACAAAAACCAGCGAAGCACATTAAAAGAGCTACTGATTTAGAAGGTAACGATATTGAAGTATTTACTAACGTATCTGCTGATACAATTAAATACGCGAATTATTTAGAAATGGATAAATCTAATTTATCCCAATCTGAAATAGACGCTTACGAAGCTTTATCTAAGAGAGCTGATATGTCAGAAATAGACAGAATTAATAAATACAAAGGAGATAATTTAAAATTCTATAGTGTAAATGAAGATGGGACAACACGCCCTGGAGAGGCCGTAGTTCCGAAATATATGGCTAATAAAGTTAAAGCACGTAAGTATCATATTTTTGATAATTCAGATAAAACTAAACTTAGTTATTATGCTGCTCCCGAATTTGGTTACGGTCATCCAGAGCAAGCACAGAAGTACGCTCAGTCTTTAATGAAGTATGCTAAGGAAGAAGGAAGAATTGACAAAAAAATGTCTGTTGAAGAATACATGGATAATTACAAAGTCTTAAACAAAAAAGGTTTTGTTATTGGATTTTATGTTCCGGGAGATTTAATTTCTGCTACTCGTGTACCTTCGCATGGTCCTCAATCTACAGGTATTTTTGAGGTAATTGATTTTGACACTACAAATGGTTCACAAACTCAATTACCTTCGGAATTCGCTTTAAATACAACTGGTGGAGATTATGATGGAGATCAAGTTTTTATTCAGCATAAACAAGAGGGTAGTAAGTTTAATAAAATCTTTGATAAAATTGTTAAGCAATGGATGTCGGCAGATATGCGCGATGAAATTACAAAGCGAATTGATTTCGAAGATGAAACTAAAGCTGCGTTAACTGATATCGAAAATCAATTAGGTTCAACGAAAGATAAGTCTTTAATCGGTTCTCCTAAATCAAGACGTCAAGCTTTTAATGATACTATCGTTTCTAAAAATAATGTAGGTTCCGCAGCAAACTATCACTCTTTCTTAAGTATGTTAGCTTCTTATAATACAAGTATTGCTAAGAAAATAATTATTGATGGTAGAATAGTAGATACGTTTACTGATTATAGTAATGCTCAAAGAAGTAGAACTATCGATTCAGCTAAAATATTCAACATTATTTTAGATAATGCTAAATACCAATATGCTGATAGATTAGGTATTAATGAGCAGACTGTTGGCGATTCTTTAATCTTAACAAATTTAGGATTTGATTTAAAAACTGTTGGTTTAATTTTAAATTCTAACAAGTATAAAGAATACGTTTCTAAGGTAGCTTCTAAGAGAAATATGTTTACTCCTGCAGAAGCTAATATGGAATTAGATTCGGAAGCCGATATCAACATTAATACTGCTGATATTAATTCTAAGAAAAATGATTCTTCTATCGAAGCTTTAATCTCTTTAATGTCTAAAGTTAAATCTGATATGAGTGATTTATCTAAGATTATGGGAGGTCATAACAGAATTGAAACTGATCCTTTTGTCTTGACAGAGCAGATTGAGAAAATCGAAACCTTATTAAATAATGATAAACAAAATCAAGTTTTAAATATTTCAAGCGATATTAAAAATAATCCTCTTGTTCAGAATTATATCGAAGTTGCTAAAACAGCTTTATCTGTTAGAGAGAAATTCGATCCTGTATCAAGAAAAGACTATAAAGATATTTTTGGTAAAATCACATCATCAAGTACAAAGATGATTGGAGAAAACCAGAAAAAGCAAATCCACGCGGATATGGAAAGAGTTGCTTTATCAAGGTTATTAGGATTTAATAATATTTCTCAAGAGTATAAAGAATCTTTAACGGACCCTAATAATCCAAACAACTTATATAATAGAATTTCTAAAATTATTACAGAGAAAAGGAATATTATTTTAAGTGGCAATAATATTCATAATACTGTTACAGCTTACGATGCTTCTTTATTATTCTCTCAAGCTTTATCTGTAGTTACAGAAGGTAATAATAAGTTTATCTCTTTACGTTCGTCTTATTATAATGAGAACACTACGGAGCAAGAGAAAGAACTTGTTAGAGCTGAATTTAACGCTTTAGATAATCAGTTGAAAAAAGATTTAATGCTTTACGATATGATGGTTAACGGGTGGGAAGGCCGAAAATCTTTATTCCATATTATGGATGATAATTTCAAGAAAGAAATTTCTAGATTATCTGACCTTGATGTTAAGAATAAAGATAACCAAAGTATATCTCCAAGAGTTAAACGCGACATGGAAATATCTTTAGCAGAAAAGAATCAATCATTTTATGATAGCATTGTCTTTAATCCTTTCCCTAAGAATAAAGAAGGCAGACCGATGCTTAATTCAATCTTCTTGAAAGCTAAAGAAGGAGAAGTAGCTAATAAGATTTGGCGAAAAATGAAGAATGGAGAAGCTGTAACTTTCTTTTATTACGATAAGGACAGTAAAAAGAAATTCTTTGTTAAGTTTAAAGGTTTTAACGGAGAACAAATTTCTAAATTCAGAGAAAAGAAAATATCTAACAACGATGATAGATTCTTCTATATAGTTTCTGAGATGGCTAAAGATATGTTCAAAAAAGGGAATAGTAACTTTATTATTGAAGAAATCAGAGATGCTTATAAAGGAGATATTGGATATGAGAAATTAACTTCTATTAAAGATTCAGATATTAAGAATAACGATCCTCTTGAAAAGACTAAGAAATTAAACAACCCAGCTTCTTATAACCAATGGATAGAGCATACAAAAAGTGGTTCGTCTAATTTCAGATTTAAAAAAGATTTTTTTCTATTCGAAAACAAAATGAATAGACAGCAGTTTGACGGAGCTATGGAGTATCCTAGCTTCGTCAGCGAAGCTGATAGAAGCTCTGCTTATAATTATTATCTAAGAGAAAAAAAGTTGGCTGATGAAGATTATAAAACCATAAATGAAAATACAATTAAGGATATGTCTACGGAACGTATACTTAACTTGTATAATAATTATGCTAATAAAGACCAATATGCTTATGCTAATATCTTAACACCTCTTGCCAAAGAGGTAGCTAAAAGAATTGGTGATGAACAAACTGAAAAATACACTCAAACTAAATCTGACGGTAGAGATATTTCCGTAGTTCAAAAGTATTTTATGTCTGATAACATCCCCTCTAATCATCCAATGGTACAAGGTATTGTTAGACACATGGAAAACGCTTATAAGACTTTCAGTAAAGAGCAGAATTTGTATCAAAATAAATTACAAGATGCTACTAACGCGCTTTATAAAGAGCAACTTGGATACGCTATTAAAGACGGAACTATCATTGATAAAATAAAAGCTTTAATCGATTACTTGTTCAAGAATAAAGAAGAATTTTACACTAAGTTATATGGCCCTTTGATTACTTATGATAATGTTCAGAAAACTGATCCTAAAGGAAAGTCTTATGAAATGAAAGTTCTTCGTTATAAAGATGAAAGCCAAATTATAAAAGAACATTTAGAAGGTAATGTTTCTGACGCTCAATTAGCATTTTATAAAGCTACTAGAGAAATTTTTAATGATTTAGTTAAGCACCAAAATTTAAAGAAAGGTGAAGGTAGTGGATTTATTCCTCACGTATCGCCGGGGCAAATGGAAGCTTTCTCAAGACGTGGATTATTAGGGTTAATGAACGTGTCTAAACCTATCGAAAGTGGTTTAGGTGATGTAAAGATAAACTTTGTAGACCCGAATACTGGAGAGGAAATTATGAACGCTTCTATGAGGGATGTAGAATTCTTTTTCTCAAATGATATTATAGCGAAAGGAAATAAAACTTCTAATGCTCAACAATTATTTAAGCTTAGAAAAAAAGCTTTAAAATTATTAAAGCAAGGTATCAATGAAGATGGAACAAGAATAGAAACTAGCGATATTACAGCCGGAACTGTTATTGGAGAAAACTTCTCTGATAGATTCTTTAATTCTGGAAGTAAGCAATCTAATAACTTCGTTACATTAGACTTAAATAAAGCTTTTGGTGATTATATTCACTCTACTTTATTTATTAATGGTAATGATAATTTCTCTGGTATGAAATCTATGTTACCTATGATTGACGGAGCTTTAGCTTTATTAGATACTAAAGGGCAATCTAATATGAAAGAATATGTGCAGTCAATTTGGAAAGATAATTTCTTGAAAGGTGTTAAGAAAAATAACACTTGGACTCCCGATGCGTTAAAAGCGATCGGAATTTCGTCTGATAAAGTGATTGATTTTATTACAAGAGGTTCTTTGGTTTATTGGTTAGGATATAAAGGTCTTGCTTTAAGTAGTGGTCTTTATGCTATTGGAAATGTATTAAACGGAAAATTTAATAACATAGCGAATGCAGGAGGAAAAGATTGGGTTAAAGGTGAGAAAAGATTTTGGTTGGGGAAAAGTGGGAAGTTTAGTTTAAAGGACCCGTTAAAAGGTGTAAGAGAAGCTAATCAAATTTTAAAGGAAATTGGATTTATGGATATTAACATTTATGAAGATGTTAGTATTACTCGCAAAAATTCGTTAGAAAATTTCTTTATGAATATTGCTTTAACTCCTATGACATACTCTGAAAGATGGATACAAGGTGTTCACTTCTTAGGTATGCTTTCGGACGACCAATGGAATAAAATATTAGCTAATGGAAAAGATGGGTTGTCTGTTGAAGAATTAAATATGCTTGAGGATAAAGTAAAGTTATCTCATGGAAAAGGATATCAAGCAACTGATCAAAGAATGATTCAAATGTATTCTTGGGGAAGAATGATGTTACAATTCTCTAGACATATTCCAACTGTTATATATAACAACTTTGGAGCTAAAGATAAGAACATATATGGTCAAGACCATATTGGAGCTTACAGACAAGTTTATAATGTTATTCAGCAAGCTGTTATAGGTAAAATGAAACCAGCAGATTTTAAAAAGTATGTAAACTCTCTCGAGGGTGAAGAAAAAAGAAAATTCTACTCTGGGCTTATGGGATTTGGAATGTTAGCTACGGCAGGAGCTTTAGCTACGGCAGGAGCTGATAATAAATACGTAAACGACCTTGCTAGTGATACTAATATCTTTTTTGATGTAGATCGCTTAGGTTATAAATTAACGACTCCTCCGGCACTTGGAATGATTAGTAAATTATAATTTATATATTAGCAAAATATAAAAGAACAAATGGAGCATAAAATACCAATGTATATAGCAGAGGTAACTGTTGATTACTACACTCAAAAGGGTGTTAATAAATATTTAGAGTTTAGCGAAACTAAAAAGATGTGGGTTAAAGGTTTTTCTCTAAAAGACTGTGCTAATAATATAAGAAACGAAAAGGTCCAAAAAGCTAAATATTCACATACTATTTCAAATATAAATCTTCTTTCTCTCGTAACCTTCGCAGTAAGAAGTTAAAAAAAAGCAACTATCTGGAAAAATCGGATAGTTGCTTTTTTACTTTAAATCATTAAATATTGTTTTCTGATAATATGTCCAAACTTTATAGAATTATAAATATAAGCCATAGATTTTAAATTATCAGTTACTATAAGCTTTTTTGTTTCTTAGTTATAAGCATAAAACATTATTGTGTCATTTTAGATTCATACTCTTTAATATCTTCCATAGATAACCATTCAGGTTTAACCTCTAATTGATTATAAATCTTTTTCATTTCAGAAATATGTTCTTTCTCTTCTAATGCCCAAAGGTTTTTAGGATTTCTACCTCCATTACCTAAATAGTATTCACAATCAGAAACTAATCTTCCTAACATCATGTATTGAAATTGTTGGTTATTTTTTTTCATTGTTTTCTTTTTTAGTTAAAAATTTATATAATTCTAAATTCCATTTAGCGTCATCTAAAGCATTATGTTCATTAGATTGTTTAGGATAATCATGTTTTGATTTAATAAAATCTAACGCTTCTTTTTTATTCCATATAGTATGATTTCCTGAACTATAACAAATATTGTTAATAACATCATTTATTTTTATATCAATCATTTGTCTTAAATCAGTAGTGTACATTGGCATTCCTTCTGGTAAATCAATCATTTTATCAAATAACCAACATAAAACAACATGGTCGTAAGCAGAATAATAACCATATAATTCTACTGGAGATTCTTTTGATGGTTTGATAAAATCTAAAATTTCTTTCTGAATAGTATAATTTGATTTACCATAATCTTGTAATAACGTATAAAGATTTTCTAAAGTAAAATATTCATATAAATCATCATTATCAAATTTTCTTAAATCATTAAATACTTTTTTAAGTACATTTTCTCTTAACCAATAATTTGGTTCTGCTACAGTATTATCGTTTTTATGCCATGCATTACTTAAATTAAAGTCATTAGAAATAGCATAATATTCATTTCCTTCTTCATCTACAATTCCGATTGAAATTAAATCTATTGTAGGTTTGTTTAAATTTTGTTGAACTCCCTCACAAAATTCTGTATCGTAAAAAAACTTTCTCATTTTTTAAAATTTTATATTATTATTTATTAGTAATTGTTTAAGATAATTATTCTCTTCTACGAGTTTATCTTTTGATTTATCTAATTGATATGATGAACGACAAGTACACATATCTAAATCATTATAAACTGCAACTCCTATACATATTGGTATAAGTACCTCTTCTTTAGTTTTTGTATTAATTACATAATGACAATAACCAGTAAAGCCTTTTGCTTTCCAATCTTTAGGATTAAATTTTTCCATAAAATAAAATTGCGAGGTTTTATTAAAACCTCGCATTTGTTATTACATAATTTTTTCAGAAAATTGTAGTTTATTTCCCTGTATGTCCGAAACCGTCTTTTCTCTCGGAATCAGCCGGCACTATTTCATTTACAAATTCATAAGTTACATCTTCTCCTCTACGAGATTCGAACTGAGCTATTCTATCATTGAAGTTAATTTCAAAAGCTTCGTTTGATACATTACTAAGAATAACTCCTATGCATTTTCTATAATCAGCGTCTACTAATCCGTCAGCATTTAAAACAAATACTCCATGCTTTAAAGCTAATCCAGAACGCGATTTCACATCTCCTCTAAAATCTTCAGGACAATTAGCTAAGAATAAATCAGTATCGATTAAAATTCTTTGCCCTTTTAATAATCGGATAGGTTTCTTGTTTTTAAACCTCCAATTAACTTCTTCTAATTCTTTTTCGTTTAATTGTACATTATTTGCTGTGTACCATTGGATAACACCTCTTGCGTGTAAATCTACTGCTCCCGATAATCTTGTTGCTTTTCTAGGTAATTCTACTCTGTTTTTACCTACTAATTGGATTTCTATCATTTTAATTTTCTTCTAATAATTGAACTTCACTATAATTTATTTTTTAAAAATTATTTCTTCATAATTAAAATAATTCTTGTTGTTGGTTTAAATTTTGTGTTTGAGGTTCTTCGAAAACCTTTTTTGATTCTAAGTATTGTGCAATACTTTTAGAAGCTTTCTCGTGGTTTTTAAGTTTTCTTGGACGACCATCTTTATTGTTGAATAAATAACGTTGAGGTAAGAATGTTTTGTAAAAAATAGTGTTTGTTCTTGACAATTGCTTCACATCTTTATTATGAGAAGTAACTACTTTATTTACATAAATTTTATGTCTTAAAAACATAATCTTTTTTAGGTATCTAAAATCTCTTGATGAGCTTAATTTAGAACTGAATTGTAAAGCGAATGCCGGAGGTTTAACATCAAACCAAACTCTTATCCATTCATCATCTACAATTTGGCTTGTAGTAGTCAGTAAGCAAGTTTCTTGATATATATTTCCTAATGATTTATCAAAGTTATCTGGTAATATCAATCTATTATCATTTGAATTTTCATTAATAATAGCAAACATTTTTCCTTCTAATTTTCTTGATAATAACATTGAGAAATCAGGCTTCCAAGTTAACCTTTCGTAAAGCTCTTTTGTTATAATTTTTTCTTTACCTCTTTTATCAAAATGCTCATAAGAGAAAATATCATTATCAATAATATCAAATTGAGTTCCTTCGTGTGATAAGTCTTTTGCAAGCCCTGCTTGCTCTAATTCATTAAACCACCAAGTGAAGTATAATTCATCATCATTAGCTAATTCTGCCATGTTTGTAAAATTAAAAGGCTCTAATTAAAGAGCCTTATGTTAGTATTAATCTTCTAAATTTAAATCATCATCCATAGAAAACAATACGCTTGACGGCGCGCCTTCTTCTACTTTAGCTAGTTCAGGTTCTTTGAAGACAACTTGATCTAATCCTTCATTTAAATTATCAATCAATTCTTGAGTATGAACACCAGAAGTTAAATCTTTATTTAAATGCGCTGCATCTCCGTCAATATTAATAATACCAAAAATATATCCTTTTCTAGATAATTGGAATCTAACGAAAGAGCTATTCTCAATTAAGAATAATCGAATTGTATCTGATTTAGCTTCCGTTTTGAAGATATTACCAATAGATTTTAATACAGGGCCTTCAAAAGATAATCCGTCAGCAGGAACAGTTTTAGAAGATAATGTATTGATGTATTGAGTAATCTTTTGTTTGAAGTACTGAACACCAATAAAATTATCATCGAAGATAACTTCTAATTTATGTCCTATTTTGTTTATAACTAAAGATTCTTCATCTTCGTCAAATTCAATATCGCATAAAGAAGTTAATTCTTTCCAAGAAGAAATCGAAATAGCTCGACCATTTAAGAAATCAATTACTTGAGATAATTTTTCTAATTCTTCTTCATTGTCAATTTTACATTCTTGCTTTACGTATTCGTATAAATCAACAATGAAAACAGGACTCATAAAAGTCATTGCAATTCCGTTCCAAACGAAAATATATTGTCTAATATCATCTTTAGTTAAGTTTTTAGATGTACTAACTGCTTCGTGTAATGCTGGTAATTTAAATTTCATTTTTATATTATTTATTTGTTATTAGTAATAAAAGCTTCGTAATTCATTTTTACTTTTTCAGACCAAGTATCCATTTTTTCCATCCACTCATCAACTGTTGGTAATGATTTCACAGGCAAATTACTAACAATATTCATTAACTCTTGATTCTCCAAATTTGTAATTACGTAAGCTAAATCATTACGTAAGTTTTGGTTTAAACTTTTAACAGAATTAGTGTACGATTCTACGATTTGTCTAAATTCTGCAACAAGCTCTAAATCTGTTTTATGTGTAGGTGTATGAGTGAAAGATTGTGGTGTAGGTGGAACTTGATTTGTTTCTTGTTGTTCAAAGTTTTGTGGAACCTGTTGAGTGTTGATTGACTCTGGAACTTGTTGCTCTAGCTTTTCATTACGTTGAGCTAATTTTAAAGCTTGAATTTTTGTATCAATAGCTTTAACAGAATTGCTAATAGTATCGATATATAATTTTCTTAATTCCTCTACAACTTCTTTCTCTAATTCTACATTAGGTTTATATGATTCGAAGTTAGTATCAGCAATGTTGAATTTAAGCCTTTCTAAGCCGTCGATATTAGCAAAGTTCAAATTACTTAAAGCAGAAGTTTGAATAGCTGAAATCTTATTTTTACAACTTTCAATAGCGTTTGAAATTTCTAATCTTTTAGCTTTTTCTTGAGCTTCTTCCGCGGCTTGTTTTAAAGCTAAATTTTCAGCTTCATCTTGAGCTTTCTTTTTAGCTTTAGCTTCGTCAGCTTTACGTTTCTTTTCGTCTAAATACTCTTTATAGTTTTCCTCTAATAAAGATTTTTTAGCTTTAAGTTCGTCTTTAAAGGCTTTCTTAAGATTAACAATTTGATCCTTACGATCCATAGCTTCGCGATAGATTAACTCAAAAGCTTCATCTACTCTCTTAGCAGCAGTTAAAGCATTAAACTCGTTAAATCGCTTTAATGATTCTTCTTCGTTATCCTTGTCGTAAAAAGTATTTTGAATTTCTTGTAATGATAAGACGTTTTGAACAAATGGAACGAATGATTCTAATTGAGCTTGATTAGAACTTGATACAACTTGAGTTATTAAATTTTTAACTTCTGTTGTAGTTTCATTTGTAATATCAAAAATTAATGCATGTTTTTGATGGTCGAAGTTTGTAAGTTTTGGATCAATTCCAACGATAACCTTTACTTCTAATTGTTCTTTTTTAGTTTCTAACATAGTTTTTATTTTAAATAAATATCTGTAACAAATAAAATAAATATTCATTACAGATATTGTTGTTAAAAGTATAAATTTATTTTGGTATTTAAAGCTATTGCTTTAAATTATTTTCACGCATTTGATTTAATAAATATTCTTTTAAATCATAAACGTGTTGGTACTTGCTTTTGAAGTAAGCACCTCTATCTGTTTTCATTTTAATTAACATGAAATTTTCACAAAAAGCTTCAACCCCTTTAGTTTTAGATTTATGAGCTTTTTGATATTCATACATAATTTGTTGAAAACATAATGCCGGATTAAAGTTTGGAGAATTAACAAAAGCTAATGCTTTCTTATCTCCTATTTTATCAATCCCTTGAATGTTATCTGTAGGATCACCTTTAAGTAATTGCATACATAACATTTTTAATGCATCCATTTCCGTTACCTCTTCTAATCCTAATATTTCTTGATTGAAATGATAACCAGGAATCTGCTTTAAATCCTTGTCGTTAGATATGATGTAAGTATTGTCTTTATCTTGTAAAAACGATAATATATCATCAGCTTCTAATCCTTCGGCAAAAACGGAATTACAATTCTCTATAACGTACTTAGCTGCTGCAATAGCATCTTCTGCTTTTCCTTCATATTCTCTGTATTCCTTTTTCTCTTTACGATTCCCTTTGTATTCTTTTTCAAATGCAACTTTGGAACGATAAACATTATAAGGTTTGTCTGAGAAACAAAATAATATTGGATCTTCGATTTGAGAAGTAATCTCTTGTATCCAAGCTTTAGTTTCCGTGATAACTAAAGGCTCCTCCATATAAATATCCGATATACCTTTAATTTCGTTCTCTTTTTTACGTTTCCAAATTCTATCAGGAATTATAAATTTAACTCTATCAGCATCATATAAAGCAAGTCGATTTGTTTTTAATCTTGTTACTCCAACGTCTTCAAGAGTAAAATTTATAATACTATTATCTTGGTTATTCATCTAAAACTAAAAAATCTGGGTTATTTTGTTCTTGATAAGAGTAATCTACAAAGCTATATATTGTATAGATAGCTCCTTTTAATTCTAGATTATCCATTTTTTCAACTCCTTCTTCTAGCTTAGAGTAGATCTCCTCTAGCTTAGAATAAGTATCTATACCACAATCAATGATTAATTCGAAGTTTTTAATACAGATTTCTTCTTCGTCTGCTAGTTCTTGAACTGCAGATAATTGAGCTAAGTTTTTAATATCTTTTTTATAAACATCAAAAATCATATCAGATTTCTTAGCTTTCATTACTGGGATGATAGATTTTAAATCTTCAAAAATTGATTCCCTTGTTTCTGTTTTCTTTTCCATTTTGTTTTATTTATTAATGTAAAAAATATACTGAGTGTGAAGCTCTTGTTATAGCTGTGTATAACGCTTGTAGCTTTCTCTTGTTAGATAATCTTGTAGATGTTATAATATCATTGACATCTACAAATACATTCTTAAACGTCGAACCTTGAGACTTATGAGAAGTATAACAATATCCGTAAGAAATTGTAGCGAAATTATTAATATAATTAAGATATCTAGCCCAAGCTTTTTTCTTCTTGAAATTATCCTTTTCTTGAATTGCAAATCTCTTTAATTGGATAGATACATTTTGAAATTGTATTTTTCCTTGAGCAGTTGGAATTAAGAAAAAAGGATTATGTTCATTTATTAAATGATCATGACCTCCTTTATTAACAATACATTTATAACATTCAACTTCTTTCTCTACAACGATATGTATTGAGTCTATTAGATACTCATCTGAATTATATAAGAATCCTTTTCTTGAGCATTGAAAAGTACTTGACATATAAATCAATTCTCCTTCAATTATTTCTTGTGTAGGATTATTATAAATGAAATTTCTAATAGAATCATTCATGTAATTAACTGTATCATTTCTGTAAGCTAAAATCTTAGAATCTATATAAGATGTAGTTACCGAAGTATATGTTCTTAAAAAGTCTACATATTTAAGCATTGTATATCCTATACCTTCATTATAGTTAGGTACAGACATAGTTTGTAATACAGAAGCTAAATCGTGTGTAGAAAAGATTTCTTTATAAATGAAATCTGTTAATTCTATAATAGGATTACCTTCTGTTTGTCTTACTTTTTTAGTAAGAACAATCATATTATCCTTAAACCAAGTAAAAGCTGGAGAATCTTCATCAGATAAATATCCATCTTCTCCTGTTTCCTTGATTGGCGGAAGTTGTCCTGGATCCAGGATTTTTTCTAAAAACTTATATATAAAGTTTATCATTTCTTTACATTTTTAGAACTTATTATTTCTAATAAGATTAGACTATATCTTATTGTGATATTTAAATACATGTTTATTAGCTGTTCTTTTCCAATGCTCAGTCCTTGAATTAAAATCAAGACATCTATATCTAGTTCCTTTTCCTATGTAAAAAGGAACATCGTTAGATATTTTTCTGTGTATATAAAAAAGTCTTATCACAATCCACCCGTTTCGATTTTAATTGATAATTTAAAATCTACTCTCTTGCGAGATAGTCGTTGAACATTATTCCTATTAGGAATCTTCGCTGCTGATTGCCCAATCCTTATCTCTTTTACTATACTTGTTTCATTACTGAACAAGGGAGTGTATAAGGCTCTAAGGGGTTTCCAGTCAATTAGAGTGGTTTAAAGTCGGCAATCCATTTACCGACTAGAATTATCTTTGTTAATGGGTCCGTATTTGCTAATACATAATTAATCATATCAGCATCATACATAGAAACCTCATCATGCACTGCTACACGATGAGGTTTTTTATGTAAAGAAGAATTACGTTTATTTAAGTCTGGATTTGGAACGAATATTTTATTACCATATTCGTCGTTATCTTGTATCATTCCAAAATATCCCGCGTATGTTGTAGTAATTTTAATAGAACGATTAAGTACTTTTTTCGCTTTATGAGCGACTGTTACTCCGACACATCCAAGTACTCCATTATTAAATAAATCTGCATCATATCTAGTTTTAATAGATTCGTGAGCGATATTTTCATCTACTTGTAATACTTCTTCTAAGCCATTTCTAAGCATAGTAGTTTTACCTGTTCCGGCTTGTCCTACTAATACTAAAACTCTTGTTCGATAATCGTTTAAATCAATAGGAGAATTAACAAACTCTTTTATTCTCTGTACTCCTATCTTCTGTTCTTCTGTTAATTGATTGAACTCTATTTTCATTTTTCTTTAAAATTATTGATGTTAAGGCTAATTGGCTAATAGTTATTAAAATTTTCTTTGTCAATGGATTTTTAATCCAGATAGTTGATATCCTTGCGACACATACTATCATAGATAGGATTTTTATCATAAAATTTCTACATGATGATTTTCAGGGTTAATCTTAATTTCTACTCCGAAAGCTTCACGAGCTGTCATTATAGAAATTTCTAACAAATCATTAAACTTATCTTTAGGAAAATCCTCTATATTATTATATCCAAAGTATTGAAGTATTGAGGAATAAACTATGTTATAATCATACATAGCTGAAGCTTCACTTATTTTACGACAAATCATTTTAAATAAATTGCATTGTCTTTGTGTAGATTCTTCATAAATTAAATTTAATGTAAGCTCTGCTTTAAATGTTCCTTTTTTAGTTAAAGCAGATATTGTTCTTTTAAACGATTCCTCTTCTCTTGAGGTAATAAAGCTAAACGAACCATCGTCGTTTAGCTTTATAGTTGCAGATTTAACAATCATTAGAATGGTAAATCATCTTCTCCATTACCCATTGAAAATCCAGAACCAGGTTGTTGAGATAAAGGTGGTTCTTGTTGATACTGCTGTTGTTGGTTATCATAAACTTGAGCAGCTTGTTGCATAGCTGGATTTACGTTTGGTTGCATTCCTTGTGGAGCTTGCATTGCCGGATTATTTTGCTGAGGTATTTCTTGAGGGAAATTACCTTGTGGCTGATACTGCTGTTGCGGCGCTTGCTGTTGATATTGCTCTTGCATAGCTTGTTGAGCAGATTGACCGAAAGCTCCATAATTAGGCTGTTGCCCTTGTGGTGCTTGTGGTTGATACTGCTGTTGTGGCATCTGCTGTTGGTATTGCTGTTGAGGAACTTGTTGCTGAGGGAAATTACCCTGTGGCTGGAAGTTTTGATTATTATATTGACTTGAAGTTACAGCAAGTTCTTTATTATAGAAATTATCTTTTTCATTATTTTTATTTCTAAAAACAATTCCTCCATTTGCTAAGAAAGCTTCTGCTTCTGTAGATTTAATAATATCCTTTCTATCCTTTAAAGTTAAGTTAGCGAAACTTTCATTTAATAGATTAGAGCAATTCGGACCAATAGCAAAGCAAGTATAATTATTTCTTGGTGTATTTGGATCAGTAAATGCTGGTGGAATTACAACTACATTTGGATTGGCTTGAGCGAAATCAATAACATTACTAAATACGTTTCCTTGAGAACTCACTTTATTCTGAATAGTAAGTAATAACATTTTACCTAATAATTCAGCATAGTTAAATACTTTAGCTTCATCATCAGATAACGTTCTTCCTACTGAAGCGTTAATCAATTTTCTTAACTTAGATTTAGAAGATGTGAAAAACGCTACATCGTAATGAACAGCAGATGGTTTAAATTCTTCCGATTTTAAATTAAATCTTTGGCAATATTGAGGGAACTCAAAAGAGATTCTTAATTTTCTTAAAAGTCCTTGATTTTGATAACCAGGATGGCTACCTAAATCTACAACTTTATAAATTCTACCAATATTCTGTCCGTCAGGAACATTATAAACATCAGGATTACGTTCGTAATTCTCATTGTTATTATTGAATGCAGGTTGCACTCCCGCTTCCGCAGCAGTAAACCCAGTTACATTACCTTGTGGCATCTGCTGTTGCGGCGCTTGCTGTTGATATTGTTGCTGTGGTGGCATCTGCTGTTGATACTGTTGCTGTGGTACTTGACCTTGAGGATTATATCCTTGATTCGGATCTTGATTCATATACTGATTATTTTGAGGATATCCTTGTTGTGGTGGATAACCTTGATTTTGTTGAGGAGCGTATCCTTGTTGATTGAAATTTTGATTTCCGTTTTGATTAAAGTTTGAATTGTTCATCTTTTAAAATTTTAATTTGTTATTATTTTTAGTTTTGGTAATGGACTTACGTAACTCTTTACTTATACTCTTATACTTCTTATAGAAGTATTTACTATCTTCTTGAAAAATAGTATTCGAAATATCGATAAACATAAGTCCATAGATTGTTATTACGATTTTGTACTTATGAATTTTAAACATAAAACCTAATACACTTCTTATGTATTGTTTTATTACTACATCACAAATTTCTATTGGAATATTAATAGCTTCAGATGTTTCTTTTACATTTCTTTGAAAGTCTATATCATCATAAACTTTATTAGCTATTTCGTCCAATTCTTCTTTTGTTAAGAATTTAGATTCATAATCACATCGTTGGTAAAATTTACTTAAATCAGACCTAATCTTTTCCATAAATTTTTTTAAAGAAAGCTTTAGAAGTTTCCGATAAAACAAATTTTACATTTAGAGATGTTCCTTTTTTATCTCTTGATAAATGGAAATCACTTAGTTTTTTGAAACGACAAGTAAACGTACCAAACCGAGGGAATGTAATATTTTTACCTAGTTTGATGTATTCGTTTACAAGTGTATCAATAAAGATTCTTGAAATAGCTTTAGCATCTTCTAATGAGATATTAAAGCCTTCTTTTTTTAGACTCTTACTAAACTTTTTAGCAAAGTCTACATTGGTTAAAGTTTCTATTTTTTTTGACATAAAAAAAGCTGTTATAATAACAGCCGAAAGATACTATTTATTTACCAATTCTAATACTTTTTTGAATTAAGAAAGTCTTGCCATTGCTCGTAATTTATGATAGGAAAATCTAATATTTCATAAGCAGTAAGATCCATATATCCATTAAACAAACCAGTTCCAGAACTTCTACATTTCTCTAATAATAACTCAACGTTACCATGTTCCCATGCTTGAGCATCTTTATTATCGTATGCAGGTCTATAAGGGAATATGACAGTATCAGCATCTTGTTCTAACGAACCTGATTCTCTTAAATCCGTTAAGTTCGGTCTACCTGTAACCCTCTTTAATTGACATAATGCAATCAATGGAATATTTAATTGTCTACTTAAATTCTTAAGAGTTCTTGATATATGAGATACTTGCTGCTCTCTTGATTGGAATGATTCAGTAGTGGTGATTAATTGTAAGTAATCAACAATTACATAATCATATCCGCCTGTCTTAATCGTATTTGATATTTTATCTAAATTACTTGTGAATAAAATATCTAAATTACGTGATTCGATATACTCATAATAACCGAATAATCTATTCATAGTAGCTTGGTCTATATTATAGCTTTTAAGCTTACTATATTCAATATTAAGAGCGTTAGACGCGTATTTATTAAGAAGTTGCTCTTTAGACATTTCTAAAGTAAAATAAGCTCCTTTTCGTCCTCCTTCTATTGAAAGCTTTTTAGCCATAGCTAAACCAAAAGCAGTCTTACCCATACCAGGTCGACCTCCGATAATAATAAATTCTGATCCTCCAAAACCTCCTACGTGATTATCTAAATATGTGTGTCCTAATTTAATTGTGGTATCTATACCAGCGTTTCTTTCATTTATTTTTTTTAATGCAATTTGTTTTATATCATCAATAGTTTGCACTTCATCTTCCGCAGAATATGAGTACGTAATTTCTTTCATTAGATTATTGTAGCCGTTAATAATATTATCACTAACTATTAAAACATCTCTATTATTCCAATGGCTATTAATAATATTATTTGCTTGGTTATTCCAATAATCTATAAGTACAAACTCTTTTAGCATAAAAAGGTCGGTTTCAAACCTTGCTTTTGTAGAAGCTAATTGAGCTATGGAAACTAAATCTACGAAGAATGCTTCGTAAGTTTCTCGTTCGGAAGTTCCTTCAATAAAACTCTCTCTATACATATCACTTCGATTAGCAGTAACGTATTCTAAAGTAGGTACCTTGCCTTCTTTATACATTATGATTAATATCTTTGCTACTTCTCTTGTGAATGGATTATGGAAGTATTCTTCTTTTAAATCCGTTTTAAAAGAGTTTATTATAAGTTCTTCATTAACATAAGATAGACCGCATGCTATAATATGTTTTTCAACTAAATCTCTCGCTTTATAATCGTAATTCATTTATTTTTTGTGTATTAATCTTCGTCTACGTAAGGGATGAAAGTTGGAATATGTAGATCGTCAATTTCTTTGAATAAATCTTCAATCTTATCAATATGTCTAAAATCGTAAACAGATTTAGTTCTGTTCTCATTATACTGATTGATTTTATCAAATATTAATATTTTACATAATACACTTGTTCCTGCCCTATTAAAAGTAACCGAAGGTAATAATATCTCTGCTGAAAGCTTAATTGTTTTAATAACATTTAATCGTTTTGTTCGTTCATAATTTGTTGATTCTTTTTTAATATATTCTTCGTCAAACATTCTCTCAAGACCTTTTTCAATTCCTTTTGATTCTGGAACTATACAAATGATTCTTGAATTTAAATTCCCATAAGTATAGGAATGATCGCTTATAGCTTTGTACAAATGTTCAAAAGCTAATTTACCTCCAACTCCAAAAGGTGGGTTCATAGCTATTTTGTTAAATTTGTTTGAAGAATCTAAATCCTCAAATCTATGATAATGATAATTATCTTCATTGATTTGATCACAATTTAACTTTAGTTTAGCCATTAATTCTCTTGAGGGTTCTATTGCATAATTAGTAGAATGGCCCGGAAAGAATCTAGCGATAGCTCCATGTCCTGCTGAAGGTTCTAAAACTCTTTCATCAGGTCTAATATCCAACCATTGAACCATTTTATAACCTAACGGTTCTGGTGTAGCATAATAATCTTCTCCTTCGGAAGACTTATTCTTAGAATTTTTCTTTTGATTAGTGTAGTATAATGCGACTGTTAAATCGAATTCAGACATAGTATTATAACTGAAATCTTTTTCTTTACCTCCAATACCTTGAGATAGGTTAGGTTCTTCATTATTATAATCTATATATCCTTGCTTAAAAGCTGATTTTAAATTACGAGCTTTATTTCCCATTGCTAAATTTTCAGCAGTAGAAGCTCTCTCTGAAATTACAGAAGAAAAACAGTTTGATTCAAAAATAGTATTAATGATAGCATATTCCCAAATAGCATTTGACATTACACCATCTCTATAAGTCCTACCTTCACATTGAATAGAATCTGTTGGTCTACGAGGTAATCCTAAATCTATCAATACTCTTTGATAAACACCTGTTGTATCATGTAGATCTATTCCTTCTTTTCCAGCTTGCCTTTGAACACAGATAATATCAATTCCTGATAAATCATCTTGAAAAGCATCTTTTAATATTCCTCTTTTCTTAGTAGGAATTTTTCCGTTGAAAATAGCAACTCTTTTTGAACCAAAAGCTTTTAAAAGTTCTCCTGGTGCATTAGATAAATCATCGCTAATATTAATTTCTACAAGGTGCTTATATTCTTGTTCAAATTGAATTACTTCTTCTCGATATTTGTATCCGTAATTCTCTACGGAAACATCATCTAGTAACCAAATATCTCTATCTAAGAAGTGGAAAGGATGTCCTACTTCGGAATTATTATAATCATGGAATAAAACTACTTTTCTATTTAAATCTAAATGCTTTTGTATTCTAGGAATAATAAGCTTAGATTTTAAGGATTCTAATAATTGATTTTTGTATAAGTAATTAATCTTCTTATTAATTATTAAAGGCAGCACTCTGTACTTCTCTTTAAATTTAAAATCTTCAAATACAGACAAACCTTCGTCGATTTTTTGTCCTACTTCGGAATTTAATAAAACAAATTCTCGAGAATAATCTTTATCAACTTCGATTTGTCGGCCAAAAATAACTCCTAATTTATTATACTTTTCAAAGAATAATCTTTCCATTAAACACAAATCAATTCCGCTATCAGGTTTAGTTAATTTGTTTATTCTCATTTTATATCCAAAATTCTCTATAAAGAATTTATTATAACGATCAGGCATATTATAACCAACACTATAAGAGTTCCAAATATCATTATTACTTTCTAAAGAATAATTTTCTCTTATATTCCATAAGCAACCGTCTCCAATTTCAGTATTAAAGATGTAAGCAAATGGTGAAGCTGATAAGAATAAAACTTTCGTTCTTTGAGTGTAATCAAATAACATTTTTTCGCGTACTTCTACGGATAAACTCGAAATGTAATCAAAACCATTTTCTGGTTCTATAACATTTTTCTTTCTCCAAGTAGATGGAAGTTTAGCTAGTTTCCTATGTTGGTCTTGATAAACAGTATTTTCTCCTTTTGAATTTTCTTGGAGTTTATGCGATTCATCATAAATTAATAAACTCCAATCGTATTCAGTTAACTTTTCATTTTGGTAAAAGTTAGAGTAAGTTGTTATAACTATTCCAGGTTGTCCTTCATGGTTTAAAGGAACTGATATAGTATCTTTTAATTGTCTTACTTCTGTATCGAAAAACCTTGCATTATCTCTAATCCAATCTTTAATTTTTTTGTCAGTAGGCACAACTATAAGAATGTTCTTCATTCCTTTGTAATAGAATCTATTAGCTAATCCTAGACCTAAATAAGTTTTACCAACTCCGGTGCCGTTAGTTACTTGAACACCTTTTCCTTTATCAATAAAGAATCGCTTTTCGCATCTTGCGATATCTTCTGCTTGATGCCAACGCAAAAATGGGAATTGAATATGGACGTTATCTTTATCTCCATAAACAAATTCCCAAGTTTTAATTTCTTCTTCTGTTATAGGTTCTACAAAGGAAGCTTCTTCCTCTGTCATAACCTCTATAAAATCGAAATCGAAAGCTAATTGATTGGCAATATCTATTTTAAGCTTATTCTTCTTCATTATATTTTTAGTTTAAATTCTTCGGCGATCAATTCTCTTAATGAAGAATATTTATTTTCTTTTGCTAAATCAAAAACTCTTTGCATTTGATTTAGATTAAACATAGCTTTTTCGTTCGCGTGGATAATCCTATGGTTAACATATTTGTATTTTAAATTACCATTTCGAATAATAGCTTTTATGTAGTTATTTAAATGCTGTTCATCGTTGAACTCTTTTTCTTGGATAGACAATTCTCCGTTCCAAACTTTTCTTGATGTTATTTCTGCTTTAATCATTTTAGTTTTATTTTATATCACTTAAAAAAAAAATCTTTTTTATTCTTCTATGTTTAAAATTCTTTTATTATTAACGTATCCGTTTTTTTTAGTTCTTACACCATGAGTAAAAACTTTGGTAATCACATCTTCATTACTACCTCTTGAGTTTGTAGAATCACATCTATCTTCACTATGGTTGTAAGTTGCTGTTCCTCTGAAAGTAACTTTCTTTCCTATTTCTTTTTTCATTCTTTAAAAGCTTTTATTGTTGTTTTATCTTTTAAGTTCACAAAGATACAGTTGTAATCTATGGTATCTTTTGTAAGAAAATCTTTAAGCAATTCTGCTGCATATATTGAAAGCAAAGAATTGATATAAAGTCCTTGTTCTTCAAATTGATCTGCATATCCACAACGATAATTAGACTCTTTATTTTGCTTATTGGATTCTGCTATTCCAAATACATCGAATGTATGTTTAAGCTCATTTTTCTTAGACAAAAATATTTGTCCGAAGTCTTTTTCGTTTCCGATATCAAGAATATATTTTTCTGAAAAAACATCGTAAATATATCTGCGTGCTTTATAGTTATCTACACAGCAAATAACAATATCAAATGTTTGTTTTAATCCATTTGATATATCCTCTATTTTAGAACAATGAGAGAATACATTTCGCATAAGGAAATTACGAGATAATCTTTGTGTTAAAACTTCTGCTTTGTATTTGTTTATATTGTTAGCGTAAAATTTCTGTCTACCAATATTTTTACTTTCTACTTTATCAGGATCTATAATATGAAGTTTAACACCTGGCATATCAGAATATACCATAGAATAATGTAATCTTCCTATTTCTTCTGCTATTGCACTTCCTGTACCACCACAACCAATTAAAGCTATATTAAAATCGTGGTATCTATTATGAATAGATAATGATTTATGTTTAACATGTATCATAATTCTTCTAATTTTTTGTAGTTAATTTTTCCATTAAACCAATCGTCTAAAACTTCATGATTTACTTTATGGCTAAAGATAGAATCAATATACATTCGTATAATTAACTCTACTTTTTCAGATAGTACTTGTTCAGTGATAAAACTTTTATCTGCTGAACCGATACAAAAAGAGCCGTTAGAGAAGTTATTTGGTAATGGATTTTTGTATAATTTATTATTTTTCTTTACCAAGAAGTAAAGTTCGTTATGAACGACTTTTACATATAAATCTGGTAAGTAAGTGGAAATTTCTTTGTACTCATATTCGTTAGTTTCTTTATTAAGGAATTTTGAGAATTTAAGATTTTGCCAACCTCTCTTTATTATAAACGAGAAGTTATTTATATCCTTATATGAAACTATATTTCTAGGCATTAATTGTTCTGTGTTTTTATTAATACCTATTATGCTTTTCAGTTCTTCTAATTCATCTTGAGTTATTATTTTAAACTCTTTGAATTTTTTTTCTGTATCTGAATATTTAGCTACCTCAGAATAACCGTCAGTATAAATTATTATTAATGATGCTGGGTTTGAACTGATGTTTTCTTTTCCTGATATGTTTGCCATTTGTTGTATATATTATTAAACTTGTTTTGTATATCTTCTGATAAAGATTCTAATTGATTGAACATATAAGAATATTTCTCTCCTGAATTATTAAATTCTACTGGTAATGAGAAATATTCTTTTTCATGTATATAAGAGCCGTATCCATAAATAAAGACATCGTAAACTTCTGATGTTATATAGATAGGTAAGAAAGGTGATGAATTATCTGTGTATAAATCCATATAAACATTAAACTCATGTAGAATAGGTGTAATCTCTTTTATAGTTTTAACCAATTCTAAAGTGTAAGGATTTAATATGGTTTTATCTCCTTGATGCTTATATTCTAAAGTTTTCATAATCTTACGAAACTCTACTGTTTCAATATTCTCTAACTTATCTTCTTCCGATAAATCTTCAATATCTTCTATCATTTCATAATGTTTTTTAGATAGATTAGACATTATAGATAATGCAGTCCCTATTAATTCTTTATCATAACAATCTTCCATTTTTATTAATTCATCAATGAATATAATATCGAAGAAATTGAATGAATCGTTATAGAATATTAATATCCTTTCATCTTCAACTACAATTTCACTTAACTCTAATCCATCTGTTTTATCTTTAAATAAATAATCTATTATTTCTTGACCATCATAAATAGTTAATTCTTTATCGAAATGAGATTGAATAACATTTATAACATCTTGACTTATTATTGTTTTATGAAATTGAGGTATAGGACCATCGTAGTATTCAATGTTATTGTTTGGATATAAAAATAGAGGAACTTTTTGTGAAGTTCCCCTATCGAATATTTCAGTTTTTAGTAATGACATTAGCCGTTAGTTCCTACTTTTAATTGAAATTCATAAAGCATTTGACCATCTTGGTCAATTCCTAAATTGCTTATTTGAGCATTTATAAGTTCTGGATATAAAGCTGAATAATGAGCTTTTAATTGCTCTATTTCTAACTCTTTAATATCAGTTAATTGTTTACCTTGAAACATAACTTTTCTTTTAATTTCTGTAATTGTTGCCATTTTCTATTTTATGATTTTAAAATTTTAGAATATTTTATTTGTTGTTGAGTGTATGGAAAAAATGATTTTCACTTTTATTCATACCGTCTTTTATAAGCTTCTACAATTCTTCTATAAGCATATCTTTTAGCTTCTTGGTGTTTTTCCTTATGACGTTTTATATCATCGATAATACCATTCTCTCCGTCATCATCAAGATAATCGTAACACTCTCCGTTATGAGTGTGAACTTCCATATCCACACCTTTATAATTTGCTGAAATTATATAATTGCCATATCCTGAACCTCGTCTAATTGACAATTCTACTTTTCTGAATTTTGCCATAATAATTATATTTGAGAGAATAAATCGAATGAAACATACTTTTCGTTGAAAGCTTTTTGTAGATCGTTGCAAACTGTATTAAACCCAGCTATGTCTTTGAATTTATCTTTAAACTCTAGAAACATCTTAGTATGTTTTTCTTCGTCTTTAGGTTCGTTTTTATCGAAAGCTTTTTCTAATGCTGATACAGAATCTTTGAATTCTTTTTTAAGTTTATCTTCGAGTTCCTTTTTAGCTTTAGCTTCTGCTTTTTCATTTGCCATTTTATCAATAGCTTCTTGATATACTCGCATCGAATCTAATTCTTCAATAGCTTTCGGTGCAAATTCCAGAATTAAATCGCAAATTTGTTCTTCTGTATCTTCTAGACGAGCTGAGATATGAAGTGGTTGTAACAATTTAACAGCTTCATCTTTTATTCCTGTAATATCTGGAATTAATGAGATTGTTAATTTTTCTTCTGTTTGAGAGATTGCTACTCTTACGTTTCCTAATGATTTGATAATGTTGAATAATGTTTTCATTTTGTTTTAAAATTTTATTGTTATTAATCTATTTCTTTGTTTAACTCTATTTGATGAATTTCTAATTCCCAATCCCATAAATGTTGAGTTTGGTTATTTGATTTAAAGTATTCAAGAGTCATATCTATATATTCTCTTTTAGATAGTCCTCCTAAATTTTCTAGTCCATCTTCTTTAACTTTCAAGTGAACTTCATCTTTGATTTTGTTGTAAACAAAAGAACGTAATAGTTGTTTGTTACTAAAAACTCCAACAACTACTCTGCTGTTTAAAGAGTGAAATTTATCTGTCTCGTAAATTAAATATGCTATCATAATTATAAGTTTGGTTTATGTTCGATTAAACAAGAATATAAAGCAGAAGCTTCGACTGCTGTTAATTCTCCGTTAGATTTTTTTATAATGTAAACGTGTTTACTATTATCATTTTTTACGTATTTAGAAACGTAAACTTTTCCTTCTATTATTTCTTTTTTAGAACGACAGAAATATTTAACAAAGCACCCTTCTCTAACAGGGTGCTCATTTTTAATAAAGTGTAGGTAATCCTCTGGATTCAATTCTTTTAAAAACATAAAGCTTCTTCAAATTCATCAATAGTATCAATTTCAAATGCAAAAGACATTACATCGTGATCTTTAATAGCATCTAAATCTTCTCCTTCTAATAACTCATCATAAGTCATGCAAATCATAGAAGCTCCCTCTTGGCAATAGTAAGTTTGAACTCTACCTTCGTATACAAAAACGGTTACTTCATCTTTACCGTTATTAATTGTCATATTTAATTCTTTGTATTCGTTATTCATTTTATAAATTTATTTATTGTGTATTAATTATTTTTTAGTTCTTTTTTGTAGATTTTATACACATCATCAGAAGTGTATCCGTATTTATGTACAGCATCTACAGCATCGTCAATTTCTCCTGTATAGAAACATTCGTGGTTATTTAATTCTCTTAGAATTATCTTATCCTTTCCGTTTTCTTCTATGTCAATTTGAATAGATTTTTTGTAAAGAATATCCAATTCTTTTTTGTATTCTTCTTTGAATTTATTAGGAATATAAGCTCCATATGATATATTAACATAAAAGCCTAAATCTTTTCTGTTTCTAATTTTTAAAGCTTCGTCAAATTGTTCTTTATTGAAAGCATAGAATAACTCGTATTTTATATTTAACTCTTTTAAAGAGTCTTGATATATGTCATCGAAAAATCTCATAATATTTATTTTTCTGGTTCTGCAAATTTTAACTTTTGTTCTGTAATTAAATCGAATAGAAAATCTTTAACTATCGCTGAATCTTCTACAATTTCAAAACCTGATGTCATGATACATTCTTTTAATAAAATAATATCATTTTCATATCCATTACTTAAATATACACTTTCTATTTCTCTTAAAGTTTCAAGAGTGTCTTGAAGATCTCCGATTTGGTCTGCCTCCATACAAGCGATTAAGAAGTTTTCTTTAATTGCATTGTATACTTTTTTTGCTGTACCGATAATATATTTATCATCTGAGTACAATAATTCTCTTGTTGTTTTCATTTTAATAAATTTTGTTGTTATACTTAATTTCTCTTTTACCTAAAGCGTCATCTAAAATAATTTCATGACCGAACATATATTTCTTATCCTCACTAAACACATTATTCATGAAGTCATTAATATAATTACGATCTTTTTTATCTCTAAATTCAGATATGCTGCTTGCTGAAATATTATATAAAATAAAAGACGAAAAGAAATCTGGATGAATGTAAAAAGGTTCATTAAAAACCTCTATTTCATTGTAAATTTGAATGATTTTAGATTCTAAATCTTTATAAGATTTGTCTAATGCTTCTTGTAAATTCATTATTTAGACTGTATTTTATTAATATTAACCCAGTTATCACATAAAGTTGAAAATGTAGAATAAATACATTCTTGATGTCCTCTATGATAAATAGAAACAGAATTATCTTTATGTATTTCTACAATAAGTTTATAAACTTGATTTGTTTTATACCCACAAGAGCCATTAGCTCCAATGAATTTTGCTATAATTTTAAATATTTCCATTAATAAAAGTTTCTACGTTCTAATTCTACATCTAAAATTGTTACCCACTTAAATATACTTTTAAGCATATTTTTATTAGCTCTTACATACCTTGTTTTAGGCTGGTCGTATATCTTAATATCTTTGATAATAAGAGTTTTATTTTGACATAAATAAGCTCCTAATTCTTCTAAAGATTTGTCAGAATCTGTAAAGAATAAATAATTGTAGTTATTGTTTTGAAATCTAATTACAAAACAATGTTGATTTGATTTTAATAAGTACATGTTTTAAAATTTATTTTTTGTGTATAAACGAAAAGCCGATCATAAAGACCGGCTTGATTTTTTTTTATTATTTAATATTTGGAAAGTAAGCATTTACAAAAGCATCTCCGTATCCTTTAACTCCATTGTATATTTCTTTAAGATGTTTTTTGGTAACTTTTATAGTTTTACCAGTTTCATCATTTAAGGTTAATATATTAAGTATTTCAAACTTCTTAGCTACGTTCTCTAATTGAACAATATTAAGTGGTATATACTTGCTATTATGAGTACATTTAACAAAGAATACTTGCATATCGTTTCTAACTAAAACTGGCTCTTGAGTTTTAGTTTCGATATTCATCGCTTCCATTATATTCTGTATAGTTCCAGGTGTGAATTTTCTAATTAAATTCTCTTGAAATTCTAATTGAATTTCTGTATTGGTCCAAGCTTTTTCTAAATCTCCATCGTTGTTTAATAATTCAAAGAAATTATTAGCCATAGGATTTTTAATAACCTCTCGTTCCATAGTTTTAAGAAGTTCTAAAAATCTCTTGTCTATATCTTTTGTGGTCCTTTTAAGGATATTAAGAGTATTCTTTGCTTGGTTAGGTAACATAGATCCCATTTTGATTAGGTCAGGACTAATAGAGTAACATTCTTCTGAAGCTGCATAAGCTGCATTAACTGTGAATACTAAATTCAACCATTTATGAAAACGGATATTTTCTAATTCCGTAAGGACATTAATGTAATTTTCTTCTTTTTGTTGTTTTTTAACTGTACTGAATAATCTAGTTGATGTTGCTTGTTTTTTATTTTTCTTTGCCATTTTATTTTAGTTTAAATATTGATGATTCTAATGATTTGATTTCTGATTCTACTTCTTTGATTTGTTTATCTAACCAAACAACTTCTGTTGTGTTTTTTTTGTAATTATATCTATTGACAGTCATAAAGCCAAAGTTTCTTAATGATTCTAATCGATGTAATTCCTTGTAAAGATTGAATAAGTTTTTGCTTAAATAATATCTTCTAAACATTAAGAATGTGTAGAACAAAACGAATGTTAATAAAGTGATTGTTAATAATTCTTTCATAATTAAAATAAACGCATTATAAAATTTTCGTCAAATATAATTCTAACTCCTTGTTTTATGTCATCAAACCTTTGTATGATGATTTCATTCCCTGCATTCCCTAAATAAGTAGAGTAACTGTATTCTTTTCCGTTGGTAATTCCTCTTTGATTAGGTGTTATTTTCTTTAGAAGATATGCGTTATCTCCTAAATCTAAATAAATGTCCTCTCGGACATTTAAATAGTTATAGATTATTGAAGTTTCTTTTTTAAAACTAAAAGCATCTTCTTTAGTTTCAAATTTTACATAGTTGTAATCTACTTTGATTTCGCATTTAGATTGTGCAAATGCAAAGTTGTATAACATAAATAATGTTAAAAATATTTTACGTTTCATTGGGTAAATATATTAAAGGTTTCTAATTGTTTTCGAAATTTAAAAAATATGTAGAAACAAATCGGCCTCCGATGATATGTTTCATGTTTATTTTAAATTCATTGCTATTTGTGTAAATGAATTTAGAACGCATAGTTCTAATATATCTTGTGTCTTTAGCTCCTTTGAGATAATACTCGTCTAAATCAGACATAAATACATCTACTAATGTGTATTTGCCTTTCTTTGTTTTCTCATAAAGCAATCTAAGATTACCTCTTTGATCGATAAACTCGAAGATAGTAGACTTATCTTCGAGTTTAACTTCACTAAATATTAATTGTGTTGGCTGCATATTACTTAGCTTCAATTTCGATAGTTTCTACATTAGCTGGTGTGAATATATTTGTTAATCTATTTTTAAGCTCTTTAGTTTTCTCTTTTGCTTGTTCAGCTTTTTCGATAGCAGTTAAACATACTTTAACTTGCGTTTCTGCTGTTTTAAGCTTACGCTCTTTGATTGTTTCCTCTTTAGCCTTACCAGTTTGCTTTTCTTTAATTAAAGCCTCTGTAACGACAATTAAATCTGCTGAGGTTTGAACAACAAGGTGAGCTCCACCTAATACTTTACAAATTCCGTTTCCGATTCCGTTTCCGATTGTGTTGATAGATTTTTTCATAAAATTTTGTTTTTTAAGATTTGAATTTATTTTTTGTGTATTATTTTTTGGTTTATAAGCCGGTGCAGGCTCTCCTTTTTTAGTTAAGTTTTTAATTATTTCATCAGGAATTCTTGGTACATAATCTAATTCTAAATATGTTTCAGCGTATTTACCTATTCTAAATGTTTCGTAGATATCATAGCTTACTTCTTGTCCTAATGAAAAAAGGCTACCGCAGTTATTGCAGTAGCCGTGTTCTGTGAATGTAGATTTCTTACGACAATGATTACATTCTCCAATATGATATTTTTCTTCAGTTCTGTCTGAAGCAATTCTTCTTAAACCTAGTATATGCATTTTCTATTGCTTTTAATCTTTCGTTGAAATTATAGTACCAATAAGAATTACCTGTTTGATTTGAAAGCCCTAAATCATTTAATATTCTATGTCTTTGACCTTCGTATTTTAAATCATCAGAACTAATCTCGTAAGGCGTTAAATTATAATCATTTTTTATTATCGATAAATAATCAATTTTTTCTAATATTCTGCAAAAACCTACATCGTCTATATTAGAAGATAAATTGCTATTAACTTTTTTAATCTCATTAGTTATTATATCTACCTCATTTTGCATTTTAGATTCATCTTTTAAGAAATCTATCAATTTAGTGTATAGAATTTCTTTAGTTTCGTTTTTAAGCATACGTTTTAATTTTGATTATTCATCGATTTAAGTTCTAAAATAGCTTTATCTCTTGCAGCTTGAACTGCTCTTATCCTGTGGATATCATTATAAAACTCTAATTTGTTTTGAAATGGTATTCCGGATTCTCCAAGTTCTGGTAAGTAATACTTGATGTAAGTATCCTCATCGTTTATGTAAGGGAAGTTATCATAGTATTTAGATATAATGTTAATGAAACTTGTATTATGCATATCAGGATAATATTTCTCAAATTTTCTAAAGAAAATAAAGTCTGTGAATTTCCTCCAAGCCGAGCGATTATCCTTTTGATTCATTTTTTCTTGAAAGTAATCCAAGATTACTTCGTAAATATCTAATCTGTATTGTACAGAATCTATACATAGTTTTGGGATAAAATTAAGTTTGATTGTATTCCTTTTCATTTTATGAATTATTTAATATTAGTAATATATCCTTCTGGATGTAATCCTATGAAGTAAAACTTATTGTTTGATTGTTTAAATGTAGCATATAATAATTCATCTTTATATTCTACATTAAGTTTAAGACATGCAGCTTCTCCTACTTGAAAGATATATTCATCATCTCTCCATTCTGTATGTATTGGAGGAACTACTCCTAATTGGTCTAAGTATATCTTTTCATCTACTTCTGCAGTTTCTCCTAAAAATTCTAATAAATCTATTCCACTAGCTACCCAATCACTATACGTTCTTAAAACACCGTCATTTGAATAATATTTAAGAATTAACTCTATGTACTCTTTATTGTACTCACGTTGGCTGTAATCTAAATTATAAGCTTTTATTTTTAATGAATTACATGGTATATATTCATTAAATAAAGTCCAAGCTTCAATTCTTGCTCCAAATGTTTTATGAAGATATTGTGTAAGTGATAAATCAAATACACTTTCATCATTTGATAAAAGATTGTCAGTATAGTCATTTAAAGCTAATTTAAGCAACTTTATCTGTTGCTCTCTTGTAAGTTGTTGTTTTGATATTAAAAGTTCTTTTAAATCGTTTCTTAAAGCTTTAATCTCTAATCTTGTTTTAATGTTTGATTCCATCTTATTTTAATTTACGTTTATTACGAATTAATTTATATCTAAATGAATTAATCTTTTGTTTCTTAATCTCATCTTTAATCTCCTCTTGAGCTTTACGCTCATTTCTAATCATTGGTGCATACACTAATGAAAATATAATTGATGCTACTGTTACAGCTCCAGTTATCGTTACTCCCATATATATCGTAGCTAATATAGATGCTATGAAGATACCTACATCTAATAACTTATTCGACATATATACTATCTTCTTGATAGATTCTACATTCTCTACTAATGCTACTAATCCTACAAACATCAATATCCCAAATAGTATATGTGATGTTATATGTGCTCCTCCAAATAATAAAAGAAACATAATTAAACCTAAACAAACCCCTGTTTGCCTCTTATCCAAATGATCTAACATAATTTTAATTTTTATTCGTTAATTTTTTTTTATACATAAAAAAAAAGAGTATAAACATATAAAGCTTATACTCCTATTTTTTTATTCTTTAAATCTTACTACCTGTTACTATCTTCTTGATATAATAATAACTTCTCTATATGATTCTTATACGTATCAGTACTACGCTTTAGTATTCGTAAACTACTAACATCTGCATAAACAGCATGTGATTGATCTTGTCTACTTACAGGATATTCATAATCTCCCAAATCTATCGCAGACTTACCAAATACAAATACAACCCTCTTATAGTAATCATTTATACCAGGTTTGTAATTATAAGGATCAGCATACTTTACTACTATACTACTTAAACCTAAATCTACTCCTACATTTCCTAATGTTACAGTCTCTACTACTCCTGATATATTAGCATGACTAACTATATCTCCTACCTCTACACTATCTAATGGTACCAATACACTCATATCAGTAGCATAACTACAACTGAATACATTATCACCTATTATACTCATAGTGTTCCAACGATTACTTAAATCATTTAAACCAGTACGCTCTATTTCTTCTATACCACTCATAATTTATTATTATATATTATACAGCTAAGATAAACTTAATAATCCGTATTTTTTTTTAACAATAGTTTACACAATCATTAAAAACAATATTCAACAGATATTATTAATATATAATTAAACCTCAAATAATATATTTAACAAAAGTAATTATTTCACAAAAGTTTTATCCCCGTAGGGTGTATTCACTCTCTCTTTTCTTGTCTTATTTTTCTTATTAGTTTCTATAATTATTACTATATATATAAACTATTTTAGTATAAATCTCTAGGTATCCCTCTAATAGTCTATACTAGGGCAAAAAATCGAAAGTGTAGAAATGTTTACTTTGAAAAAGTGTTAAAAAGTGAAAAGTTTTCCATAGTTTTGCTTCAATAAAATTGATACAAAAATGCGAGAATTGATATCACTTTACATGAGCGATGAATTGACGATAAATAACATTATGATAAAAGACTTTGATCATAAATTTCATAGGGACTTAGATATTTGTAATCAGAGTACAAGTATCAAGAATCTATATTTATATATCTTTATGAACTTACTTCAATCGCGTAAGGGATTTGTTGAGGCACAGACAATAGAGTTAACGCCTGAATGTATATCAGGAGCGAGAAGTAACTATTATGCAGCTATAAAGTTCTTTATAGAGCATAAGGTGATAGCTAAGATAGATAGGAGTAGTAACTACTTAGTTAACCCTAGATTTATCAATAAGATGAGTAAAACACAGGAATGCGCATTCCAAGAGATGTGTATGAGTCATCAGTATGATAATATAAGCTTAAGATTGAATAACTAATCTTCTAAAGCTATTTTTAGAGTAATAAGACATTTTGATTTCCCCCTCTTTATTTTGGTAGACAGGCTTATGATAGTTTCCTTTAGAATCCTTTATTAAAGGTCTAACGTTAACTAGAGTAAGCGTATGTTTACCATTGTTGTAATACACTAGCTTGAAAGGGTTTTCTTGATAATCTTCCGATAAGTTATAGCTTTCGAAAGTTAATGTTCTAAGAATACCTGGATAGAACTCTATGCCACGTTTCTTTAAGTATAGCTTGAATGCGGTAGTTTCGCTACCGTCATAGCTTTTGAATTTAAGCATAGCCCAATCTAATAAAGCTTTTGTAACAACAGCTTCAATAGTTGTTACTTTAGACCAGCGTTTGTTGCCATGCTTTCTTGTTTGTACATCTATAGTAGCTGTACGATTCTTGTGATTGATGATGATGTTAGAATATTTAACATCTACGTTTGGTAATTTGAATGAAGTATTCATAATAATAGTAGCGATTAACCTGTACATCGTCGAGGTTTTAAATTAATAAGCTATCTCATCAGTATAGCTTGCTTAAGGCTATAGACCTGCCGTAGCAGGTTTCGAATGTTTTTATTAATCTTTGTTAGCATAGTAAACAAAGAATGCTATTTTTAATACAAGGATGATAATTAATGAAGTGATCATATATTTTAGTTTTTAAATGTTATTTAAGTGTGATAATGTAATTTGTGTATAATTGGAATAGGAACATTGCTAAGTTGAATAGCAATACCATTAACGAAAACAATGCTCCAACTATGCAGATAAAGACTGCTAAGACTAATGACTTTTTCATAATCAATATTCAAATAATTCTAAGACTTCTTCTTCTTGCCATGTTTTTTATTTATATTCCATTTTATGTGTATTTAATAGTTATTATTTCTTTTTAGGTTCTTTTTTAGTTTCTTTTTTAGGTTCTTTTTTAGGTTCTTTTTGAGCGGCACGCTCAGCTTTTAATTTAGATAAACCTTCTTTAAGGAAAGCTAAATCTTTCTTAACTGACGCAAGTTTCTGATTAACACGCTTATCAGATACTTTACGCATATCCTCTATAATCTCAGCTTTACTGCCTTGATCTAGTTTAGCTCCTATTGAGCCAGTAATTTCTTCAGAAATTACTTGTGTTGCTACTGCTGTTGTGTGGATAGTTTGTCCTACAAATTTTACTGCTTTGAATGTTACGTTTTTCATAATTTTTAATTTAATAAGTTAATGAGCTTGGGTTAAGTTTATTTAAAGCTCTCTTATTTTTTGTGTATTTTTTATATATAAAGAGGGGTGGCTTGGGGAAATTCGAGAACAGCCGGGGGCTATTCTCTATACACCCCCCTCGCCAAAAAAAATATATAAAAAAAATCTTATGGAAAAGTTTTCCTTTTGTAAAAATATTTTTCATATATTTGGTGAACGGGATTTGAATTATGTGTTAGTTTTTTTTTTGTGCTTTCATGTTTTAAATGTTTTTAAAAAAATATTTTTTAAGATTTGAGGATAGTTGTATTTGTTTCAGCTATCTTTTTTTTTTGTATATCTTTGTTGTGTAATGATTTCCTAGCTGGTTCTATGATTTGATGTTACATCTATTTAAAGTTTTAGTTTGAATAATAGCGACTTATTTTGGTTGCTATTATTTTTTAATTATATTTGAAAAGCCTAATGATGAATGCGACTTTCTCCAGTTGTTGCTTTTTTTTATTTTATAATTACATTTTGGAACAACTACTAATTTATTTTGTGGTTGTTTTTTTTTATATATCTTTGTGGAGTTCTTTTAAAAGTAATGTACAGTATAGCTCAGTAGGGAGAGCGCTATGACGATAGAGGTCGAAGGTTCGAGCCCTTCTACTGTATATTTTTTTCTAAATTCATTATGGATTGAAATAACTATCAATTAATTTGGTAGTTATTTTTTTTTGCTTAAATTTGAGTATTAATATTTTCATAGATAGGGAAATATAAGGTTTAGGTTGGTTACAAGGGAATTAAATACTTTGTGCTTAAGTAGGAGAAATCCTACTTTTTTTATGCCTTGTATTTATTTATGAAAATTTTTCATATTTTTATAAAAACTTTGAAATGGTAAAGAATAAAATTGTGTATCACGAAGCTGATTTAGACGGAGTAACATCGGCTGCTATTATGTTATTAGAGTCTGAATTTAAGGAAGAAGAATTAGAGTTAATTCCTTATGATTATGATAAGGAGTTTTCTAAGAAGAAAACAGAGGGTCATGTTATTTATATGGTTGATGTAAGTTTAAATTGTCCGGAGTTGTTTGAAGTTTCTAAATTGGCTGCGGAATTTTATTTAATAGATCATCATGTTTCGTTTCACGACAATTTTTTACTTTACTGTGATGAGAATAACATTACTTATTCAAAGGATAGTTTTGGAGTAGCATCGCGATACACGATTAAGGATTTCAACTTTACATATTTTTATAGTAGCTCTTATAGTGCTTGTGAGTTAATGATGAAATTATTTGGTCATAATTTAAAGGATGAGTCTAAGAAGTTGATAAGTCTTTTAGGTCAGTACGATACTTGGCGAAATACGAATGATAAGAAATTTACAACGGACCAGGATTGGGATAAAGTTGTTTTACCTGTACAATACGCATTAAAAGCGTATATGAATCCTGAGAGTATGTGTAAAGTATTATACAATCTTGATAATGGAGGTAGTAAGTACGGCTTAGATAAATTAATTTCCGAAGGGAATTCGATTTTAAATTTCTTAAAATCTGAGAATTTAAATAATTTAAAGAATAGTTTTAATTTCGATTTACAAGGGCTTAGAATTTTGGCGTTAAATACGAATAGATTTACATCATTTACATTTGATGCTTATTGGAATCCTGATTTATTTGATGCGATGTTAGCGTTTTCTTTCACTGGTAAAGATTGGAAGTTGAGTTTATATACAACAAAGACTGATGTTGATATTTTAAAGATTGCTACATTCTTCGGAGGAGGGGGTCATAGAGGAGCTTGTGGATTTAGATTACCTCATAATCAAATTTCGTTTAGAAAAGGGAAGATAGAATTAGGATTGTTATTAACATTAGATTTAGATGTAATTCCTCAATCATTTAAGGGGATGCATATAATGAAAATAAAAGAGTTTTTATATAATCAACCAATTCAGTTATTAAATACTAATGATGTAGGTATAGAATTAGATGATTTTGCGCCTACTAATCAATCTAATTTGTTTGATGTAGAGGAATTAGAACTTACTGAAACTGCTGTGGAAATAGTAGAAGAAAAAGTGGAGGAAGAAGTAATTGAAGAAGTTGTAGAAAGTTCTAAACCTAAGAGAGCGCCAAAATCAATAAAAAGAAAAAAATAATGTCAAAGATTAAAATTGAATCAAAGAATATTGAATCTATCAATTTCATAAAAGAATTTGAAGATTTAGACCCAGCATTAGGAGGAGCGATGATAGTTGAATTTAAAAGAACAGGAGCTATGTTTGCTTACTATCCAATGCTAGAATATGTGTATAATTTCCATGCAAAAAAAATGCAAGGGCCGATTTCTGCGAATGATCATTTTAGAAAAAATATAGAAAATTTGTATATAAGTAAAAAACTTTAGTATATTTGTAAAGCTTCTCGCAAAAGCAACGATTTTATTGTGTTAAATAACAACGTCAAAAAAGCTTCTAGTTTTCTAGAGGCTTTTTTTGTATTTATAAAAATGAAAACTTTTCCCTTATATTTGTTTCTATAAGATATAGAAAATGATAGTAATAGAAAGTTTAAATATAAAATTAGATAGTCCAGAAAAGTTTAACGATTTGGATTCATCTGCTAAAAACTACATTACTGAAAGATTAAACTTAGGGTATTTATTATTTGTTATTCCTCACCATTTATCGGAAGTAGATAAGAGCCATAAAAAAGCTTACAAGGTAGGTTTCTTGAATAAGTTGATATCGTTCGTTTATAAAGAGAAGTATAGTAAAGAAAAAAGGTACGAGTTGATATCAGAAAAATATCAAATTCACGAAACTACAAGAAGTATTAAAAATTACATAAAAATCTACGATAATGTATTTGTTTCAGCTAGATAGTAAAACAGGATTAATCAAAGATGATATTAATAACGATGGCTGGAAAGCTATAAATGATTTTAAAGCTGTTGTTGATAAAGACGGATTAAAAGGTTTGACCTTAGTTGCTTTATCTTGTGATTATCTATCTCCATTAAGAGGATATTCTGAAAATGATAGACCTTATAGAGCAATGGAGGAGATATACGATTCTCGTAAAAAGATTGACTTAAATACGACTTTATATCGAAAAGCTTTTATTAAGTATAAGTCTTTACAGAAAAACAATGATTTAGAGTATGATGCTATTAATGCTCAAATCGAATCAGATTTATTAGATCGATATGCTTATTTAGCAAATCAAGAAGTTCCGGACCAAGCTGCATTATCATCTACTCATACAGATTTATCAAAGCATAAAGAAAGGATAAAGAAATTTAATGAAACTTTCAATAAAGATTCTATTATCGAACAACATGCAGTAGCTCAAAACGGATATGTATTATCAAGAATAGAACGCGATATTAAATCGAGAAGAAATAGTAAATTTACTAACCCTGAAAAGAAATTAGAAAACCCAAATAAATTAGGGTTAGTCGAAGAAGATTAAAAAAAAATATAATATATGTCAGAACAAACTAAAGAACAAAAAGTTCAATCATTAGTAGAAAAAGGATTTATCACTGTTGCGTTAGCTTCAGCTTTTACTAAGTTATCGAATGATGATTTAGATGCTTTTTTAGCAGAGCAAGAGGAATTTGCTTTAAAAGGAGAAACTTTAAAGGAAAAACCTGAACTTACTTTAGAGGAAAAAGAAGAATTATTCAAAACCTTAAAAGAAGAATTATATCCAGAGGAAGAAGTACCTACCTCTTTTGAGGAAAAATTCCACGCGAAAGTAGTTGAATGTAGAGAGCTTAATCAAAAGCTAAAACAGATTGATGTTCAAAAAATCAAATCTGCTGCGGAAATTATTTTAAATTCTATAGGTTAATAATAAAGTGGTCAAATTCGACCACTTTAAATTTTTATGTAAATATGGTAGACTATTCTCAAACTATATTTCCTGTTTTAAACCTTCCTAATATTATTGAGTTATCCAAAGCTAAAACTTGGGACCCTAAATTATATCAACCTTTAGTCTTTAATGAAGAAATTAAATCCAAAGCAGAACATTTAAAACCAGGTACATTAGATTACGATGATTTTTGGGATGAAATGGATTATTACTGTATAAATGGTTTTGAACCGAAAGGTATGCCACGTATTACAGGGAGACATTTCTATTACCTAAATATGACGATGATCGAGCGTCTTAAATCTAAGAAATCTAAACGTAAAACTTTAGAACCGCCACTATATAGAGATTTAGACCATTGGTTATTTTTAGAGCTTGAGAATGCTCAAAAACATGGATACGGATTAATTATTGGTAAACCTCGTCGTGTTGGTTTGTCTGAATTTGGAGCCGTAAATGCTAACTACGAATTAACATTCTACCAATTATCTAAAATTGGAGCCGCTGCTGGTAAAGATGATAAAGTAAAAGAGTTCTTTGAAAAAGTAAAATCATCTTTAAAGAATACAAGAAAAGAATACCAAAACGGTACATTAAAGCAAAATGAAGATGAGATTGTATTAGGATATACTGATCAAATCAACAAGACTAAGGAAAATTGTGGTTTAGGCTCTTTAATGCGTGTAAAAACAATGTATTCTGATTCCGGAGCATTTGAGGGAGGTTCTTACAATATGGTTATTTTCGAGGAAGCCGGACTTTTCGAAAACTTAATGATGTCGTTTACTGCTACTCAACCATGTTTTATGGATGGTAATATTCAGTTCGGTGTTCCGTTGGTTTATGGTACAGGTGGTGATATCGAAAAAGGTTCTTCTGGTTATAAATATATGTGGGATAATCATTTTGCATATAACTTGAAAAAGCTTTTCATTCCTGCTTATTTCTATTATCCTGGTGATGGTGGAGAAGATGAAAACGGAAACGTTGTAACATTCTTCGATCCTGAAACTGGTGTAACAAACAGAGAAGCTGCTCAAGAATATATTGTTCAGCAACGTAAGATTAAGGAGAGATTAGACAAGGATTCTTACATCAAACACTTACAATCATATCCACTTATTGAAGAAGATATCTTCATTAGAACAAAAGGAGGTAAACTTGATTTATTAAAACTGAATTACCAATTAGGCCGAATTAATAAACAAGAAGAATTTGAGCCGGTTCAGAGAGGTGTTTTAGAATGGGTTGACGATCCTCAAACCGCAATGCTTTTACAACGTGCTAAAAATATCAAGGAAAGAACTAAAATCCGAGTAACTAGAGGTTCTAAAGTAATATTTAAAATACCTGATAATCCGGATGATGCTTTTATGGTTAAGCAAGGGAGTCCTATAAATCATTTAGTAGCTAATTCTATTGGATATAAACCTGATATCGGAGCTTGTGATAGTTACGATGAGGTTGTTAATATAAACAAAAATCCTAGTAACTATTCTTCTGGTGCTATTATCGCTTATAGATGTTTTAGTGGTCCAAGTAGAGAAGCTAACTATCCTGTCGGTTTAATTGTAGAACGTGGTGATGGTTCCTTTGATGATGATTTATTCTACGAGCATGCTGTAATGTTCTCTATTTATTGGGATTTAGAAGTTCTTATTGAGCATACAAAATTCCATATCGAACGTTATTTCAAAGATGTAGGAGCTGTGAAGTATTTAAAATACAAACCTAATCTTAAGGTTACAGAAAATCATCTCAACGAATATGGTCTTAAAATGCCTGGAGAAGTAAAAGCTTTAGGGGAACGATTATTGAAAGCCGAAGTACGCGATAATATCCATAATTATTTCATGCAAGAAGTTATTATTGATTTAATGAAATTCGGAGAAGAAAATACAGATATATCTATGGCATTAATGATTGCCTTACTTTATAAACTTGATTTATTTGAGGATATAACAGAAGATATTGAAAAAGCAGAAGCTTACTTTGACCAACAAGGATTAAATATGGGAGGTCGATGGTATGTAGATGTGAATGGTGAGCTTCAATTTGAAATGGATGAGGATTACGATGGTCCAGATGTATTCTTACCTGAAAGGGATTTAGATGCAGCAGACTACGAAGAATATTTAATGAGAAAAAAAGAAAAAGAGAGTGTTCGTATTGAAAGAGAAAAAGAATATTTCAACGATCCGAACAAATTTTTAGAACAACAAATTAATAGTTTCATTACAGATGGTTTTATGTTTGAAAATGACTGATGATGATTTCTTAAATTTTATATCCAAGACCGAGCGCGATTATCCGAGTTTAGTCTTGGATATTTGCACAAAAGAGCAGATAAGATTTAGGATGTATATTTGTCAAGAATGTTTTAAGAATAACAAATGCAAAGTATGTTCATGCAGTCCGTATGATACTTTTATAGAAAAGTTTTCTTGCAATAACGAAGAGTTTTTTCCTAACCGTATGAATAAATGGAAATGGGAAGAATTTAAACAAAATCATAATTTAATGTTTGAATAAATGAATTACGAATTTCCAAATCAAAATATACCAGAATCTCAAAAAGATAATGTAGAGTTTCACATGAAGCATATTTACGCTTTTATTCATAATACAACTACTTCTCATTATACACAAAGAACAAAGGATATTTTAGAATTATCTTACGCTATTGTAGCTAAAGCTTCTCCTAAGAGTAGACAGATTATTGAATCTACACTTACAAAGCAATATGGAGATGATCTACAAGTTCCTTTTGTTATTTATCCTTTAATCGAGCAAAAGCTTGAAGATGCTATTGGTTATTATAGATTAAGACCTTTGCGTTCTAAAACAGCAGTAATTAATAAAACAGCAGTAAATTCTAAACTACAAGAAATAATGATTAGAATTACCGAAGCGGCCGAAAGGCATATTAATTCGGAAGCTGAAGCTGAAATTATGAGTGATACAGGCAAGCAAGTTGAATTAGGATCTACTAATCCAGATTTAGAAGTTCCTGACTTGGATAAGATTGATGATTTTATCGCTAATTATAGAACCGAAGTTGAAAGGATTGGAGAAACTGTTTTAGATTATATCTTAAATGCTAAAGGCGAAAAAGAAAAGATATACTTAGCTGCGGAATTCTTTTTAGCTTTTGGTGATTGCGCTTTATTTATTGACGAGAAAAATGGAAATCCAAGCCTTTACGTACCTCACCCATTAGAGTATTTTTGTGATGAACTTCCAACTGAAAATATCAATTCTGATGTTGAAATTTGCGCTTTAGATCAATGGTTTTCAGAAAATGAAATCCTTAATAAATTTGATTTATTAGAATCTGAAAGAAAAAAACTTTCTGATTTATTCAGAGGTGATACCGAAGAATTTAGAATTTCAGAAGATTTAGGATTATCAAAACAAGATTTTATTCGAAATACTAATGGAGTTAAAAAATGTAGAGTAGTTACTGTCTATTGGAAATCTCGAAGAAAATTAGAATATAAAGAATTCGAGAATAAAAAAACTAAAAAGAAAGGAGCTTTTAAAATCGACGGAAGAATTAAAGAAAGGGATAAAAAACGATTAATCGATAATGAAGAATTAGATGTTATTGATGTGGAAAATATTAGACATATCACTATGGTTGGTCCTGAATTAGTTTTATCATGGGGAGTTTTAAAAAATCAAATAACTTCTGTGGGAGATCCTCGCAAAAGATTTATTCCTTTCGTTCGTATTAAATCTGATAACGCAATGCGTACAGGAGAAGTACGTTCTATGGCTAAGAAGCTTTTATTCTTGCAAGAGTTCGCTTCGGAGATTTTATGGGAATTACGTTTTAGTATTAGACAAATAGATGGTAATGTTTTGATGTATGATACTTCTATGTTCCCAAAAGAATTATTTGGAGATTTTAATAGGAGAGGTAATTCAGCAAATAAAGCTATGGATAAAATTATGCGTTTACTTAAAAAAGAACGTATAATGTTAGTTAATACTAAAGATAAAAGGTCAAATGGCTACGCTAATTCAATCAATGTATCTCAAAAGGGTAGAATGTCCGACTTAATGCAGATGTTCGCTCTAATCGAACAAATGGCCGATAAAATCTGCGGTATTCCTTCTCAGAAAGCTAACCAAGTTTACCAAAAAGCTACAGTTGCGGAACTCCAAGCTCAAAACACTACTTCCCGTTTAGAGGAATATTTTGGTATTTTTGAATCTGGTCTTGAAAAAGCTTTAAATTATTTAACTGCTAAAGGTCAACAACTATATAAGAAAAATGATATTCTTTCTTTTATTGGAGGTGATGGTGCTCAAAAATTTATTGAGATTACAGAAGATTGGGCTAATGACGATTTAGGTGTTAAGTTTGTTAATAATAGAAAAGACTACGAGTCTAAAAATAACATCGATCAAATGGCAACAAGAATTATGAGTACTACAGATAAAATAGAAGTCATGATTGCTATGCTTGATGTATTAGATTCTGAAAATTACGAAGAGGCTAAAGGTCTTTTATTGCGTTACCAAAAACAAGCTGCGGAAGAAGCTCAAGTTGCTCAACAAGCTATGCAAGAGCAAGCTAAAGCAGCACAGGAAGCTCAACAAGCTGAAATCCAAAATGAAAACGAACAAAAAGCTCTTGATCGTCAGAATAATATTGATGTAGCTATGATTAATCATAATTCAAAAGCTGAACTTGAATCTATGAAAATTAAAAATGAGAATTATAGAAAAGCTGCAGATATCGAAACAAAGAATAGAGAAATCGATTTAAAAGAACAATCAGAAAATAATAAAGTTTAATTAAATATATACAGGTATGAGTGATAATACAAACATTACAGACGACGATTTTATGAATGGTCCATCTTCTTTTGAAGATTACAGTCAAGTTGATTTGGAAGAAGAAAGAGAGCATTTAAATCAAGAAACTGAACAAAGCGATTTCGAAGAAATTAATGCTGATGATGAAGAAGGAATTTCGACTGATTATGGTTGGTCTGATTTTGAAGCTGTCGATACTTCTGATTCTTCTCAAGAAGAAGTACACGACGATCCGTTAAACGGAGTAAGTGATGACTACGATGATGATTCTGAATTTAACGAATTAGATTTAGAAGATGATTACTCTAACATTCTTGATCAAGGTGATGACAATCAAAATCAATCTTCTGCTCCTTCTAACGAAAATGAAATTATTGCTAATCTTAAAGCTAAAGGTTATAAAATCGAAGCTCCAGAAGATGAAGATGCAATTCGTGTAAATGGAATTAATCAATTAGATAATGTTATTGATGGATTATCTAATATTCTTTCTTATGACGATAACCAAATCATCAGAATTGCTTTAACGAATCAATTAACGAAAGAGTACAATGATAAAGGTCAAGCTCAAAAAATCAATTCATCAGATTTTAAAGAAGAATTAGAGGAGCGTATCAGCGACATGAATTTGAATCCTTCTTTCAAGAATATGTACGTAGATACACAGAAACAAGGAATTCAAAATTTAATTAAAGATAAAACTGCTCAAAGAGATTCTTTAAAACAACAACACGAACAAGCTTTAACTGAAAAGCTAAATTCGTTGAAAGCTCAAACTCGTAAAACTGTCGTAGATTTATCAAAGAAATATGGCTTGAACAAGAATGATGCTAAAGAGGTCTACTCATTTATGAATTCAGAAGAATTTAAAAAGATTGTAGACGATCCAAACTTTGTCGTAAGATCAGTTATCGCCGAATTAGCCGAACGTAAAGGAAAACGCTTATTCAATAATGATGATAATTATTCCAGAGGGGTGAAAGATACTTTAGATGATATCCGTTCTAACGGAAGCGCAAAATCATCTAATTCATCCTTTGGTAAACAAATTAGTGGTAGAGGAAATATGAACCCTAATAGATTTGAACCAAGTGCATGGACTTCAGCAATCAGACCGAGTTCTAACGAAGAAGATAAAAAACAAAAACCAACAAGACGAGTTGCAGGAAGATTTTAATAAAATCTAAATACTGATTCCAAAATCTAAACTGCAAAATGGTCCCTTTCTAAATACTGAAAGTATTTTTATCAAAATCTAAGTTAAAAGCCAATAATAGGAAGTATCACTAATTAATTATTAAAAAATGGGACAATTAATAAAAAGTCAAGCTGAGGATTATAACCCTCAGATCCATACAGAAGCTTTATCGCTTTCTGCTCACTCTGAAAAGTACAATGATGTTCATAAGAACGTTATTAATCGTTTTGCTAAATATGCAAAATTTACATCGATCATCTATTTGTCTGAACGTACAAAAGGTGGTTTAAAAAACAAACGTATTACTCGTGATTCTATCACAAAAGAATTAGCAGATAACGCTTACCGAGTTAAATACGAAGGAATGGATTTAATGCCATTGGTTTCTATGGGTGCTGTAGTTATTGGAGCTTTCCATCCAACTGATGACATGACTTCTGTATCAGGTGTTACTTATGCTCCTGGTCAAGATATTAATGAAGCTTCTAAAGTTAAAACTGATGTTTTAGTTTCTTATGCTGTAAAACACGATCCTGACAATAATATCTGGGGGGATAAATTAAATCCAAATGATAAAATCTCTTTATCTCATGGTTTGGATGCAATCGAGATTATTACAGTAGGTAAACGTAGAGCTACTACAGGGGATCACTATATCTATGATGGTAAATTTATCGTAGGAGGACAATTTAACGCAGAAGCTTTCGCAGAGGATGAAGTGTTAATGGAATCTGGTAACATCGTAGGTGAAGGTTCTACAACAGGTTATCAAAGAAACCGTAGAAGTTGGGCTGAAATTTTCTATTCTCATAAATCTCGTTACTCTTTACGTTTCACAGGGGATGCGTTACGCCAAAAGAAAGTTGTTTGGTGCCACCCAACTATTTCTAACCCATCTTCTAAAACAGAAGGAGCTTATTGGGAGTATGAAGAAGAAGAACGAGCAGATAGAATGTTTGCAATAATGAACGAGTTATCATTACGTTATAACGTTTCTACAATGAAAACTGCAGGTCATACTTGGTTAGAAAATGCTGGTCAAAACCAATTAACAAATTCTTACTTCAAACCTGAATCTGGTATTACAGCACCGGCTCAAGGTGATGGATTTATTACTTCGATGTTAGACACATTCGATTTAAATTATAATCCAAATGAAGGTTTACCTATTTCTGATTTAGAAACGACTATGAACGTTTTAGCAGAAAACTCTCCTGTAGGTAATACTGGTAATATTTTCGTTTGTTTAGGTGATAAAATCGCTCACTTAAATTTCCGTAAAACAATGATGGCTTTAATCGGTCTTAACGTTTCTAACGGAGGTGCTTTAGCAAATACTGCTTCTTACGCTACAAACGTAATTTACGATATCAACAAAAAAGAAGTTTCTTTAGGATTCGATATTACAGAATACGAATACTTAGGAAATAAAGTAATGTTCGTTGAAGATTCTTTATTATCTAACCCAGGTTTACATAACCGTAACGGAGGTTTAACAGGATCGGGAGATTTATACTTTATCAACGCTACACCAATGCCTGATGGAACTTCTATCTTCGAAGTAATGGCTGGTGCTCGTGGACGTTTCTTCTTGAAAAAATATGTAAACGGATTACATTCATTAAATGCTGGTGGTGAGGCTTCAATCTTTGCTTCTTCTGGATTCGATGGAGCAAGTGTTCACTATTTCACAGAGTTGATGCCTGTAAACTATTTCCCTGATTGTTGCGCAATAATTCGTGCAAACAGAAAATATACAGGTGTTATTTCTTCTGCTAACGCAGGTAATATTAACTTCCAAAAATTTCCTTTTACTGGACCAGTAGGAGGTGGTTTCGGAGGATTATAACATCTTACTATATTTCACAAGGAGTTGATTCTCCTTGTGATTTTTTTTCAAACAAAAATTTATAACAAACTATGTCAAACGAAAAGGTATTCAAGTTAAGAACGAAACAAATTAAAGTCGCTGTTTCAGGAAAATTTGCTCTGGATAGAAATCTTCAAGATGCTAAAAAGAGAAATAAATTTAGATTTACTAATCTACAAAGTGAAGTACCTGTTGGATCAAAGGATAGAGTTTATTTTTTAAATAATAATAGCGAGTTAGTTGCTACTTATTATATCGATAAACTTAGAATAATTTTCAAACCAGATGAAAGTGATATTGACCAACATAATGTAATGGCATTGATTAATCATTCTGATGTAAGAATTGAATCAATGTCTTCTGAAGAACATAATGAGTTAGTTCAAAAAGGCTTAAAACGTTCTAATCCACGTTTTATCTTAACTAACTTAGATAAGAAAAAGGATTTAAAACTTTCTGCTGAAAAGACTTTAGTAAAAGCTCAAGCTTTAGTATTTAATGATAAATACAATTCTAAGCAGTTATGCAAGCTATGCGCAATGCTTGAGATCCCTTATTCTATCGAAGAAACTTTCGAAAAAGCTAGACGAGGTGCTTTAGAGCAAAAACTATCTAACTTCGTTAAATATTCTACGGCTAACGCGGAATATTTAATTGAAATTTTCGAGAGAATTGCAGATCAAGAATTACATTATTATTTAAACTTATTCATCAAGTATGAATTAATTACTACGGATAATGGATTCTATAAAATGAAAGGAGAGCATATTCCTATTGGAATTGATAAAGCAACAGTATTCAAATACTTTGAAGAAAATAAAGAAAAATTTGATTACTTAAAATCTTTAGTAGATAAATCAATTAAAGAAGAATACAGTAATTATGTAACAGAAGATTAAAATGAGTTTAACGTATCCTACATTAGAAAACATAGATATTTATCTTGACGAACTAATAGATAAGCAAGGAAGTGATTATTTCCCTCTACCTGTAAAACTAGACAGATTTATTGCTTTAACTTATGATTTCATTAGATCTAACCTTGTTTATATGGATGCGACTCAGCCTATATCTGACGATATCAGAACTCTTATTATTGAGAGTTCTGATATTTCTATTATAAAGGATTCTGATTCGTGGAAAGTTCCTGTTCCAAGTAACTATCATAGATTAATTACAATAGCTCCCTTGATTGACGGTTTAAAAAAATCAAGAGAAGTTACAATTCTTAAGAATGGCCAAGAAACTTACGCTTTAAATCCATTTAGAGAACCTACTCCAGAATATCCGAATGTTTTTAGAATGAATGATTTTTTTTACATAAAAACAGGAAAGGATAATTCAGTTTATACAAATGCTTATTTAAAGTATTGTAAAGAACCTACATTCGCTAAAGAAGGTGAGCTTGAAAAGAGAATAGTTGATCTACCTATACAATCTATTATTCAAATTTGTAATCAAGTTTCAAATTCATTTAGATATACAACTTCAGATAATTTCGCGCAGCAAAACGAAGCGTTTAATGCTAAATTTGGTAAAAAGAATAGATCATGACGGAAAAAGAATTAGTGTACTCGATTATTGAAACTTTAAATTCAAATCAATACACAAACGATAATAAAATTACAGAAAGACTTGTTCGTAATTTATTAGCTAGTTACAGAGGAGAAGTTATACGTAAATATTATTCAGAAGGAGAAGATATATCTGAAGAATGTTTCCAATATACTAAAGTTGCTTTTACTAAAGAGAGAGATAATATCTTCAAAGCAGATTTACCTCAAATCATTAGATTTAGTAATAGAAATGGATTCTTTTTCGAGAAAATAGGAATAAGTATTCCTTCTGTAAATATGACTACTTTCTCTATTGCTGAATGTAATGATTTACCTTTAATAAGTACAACAGGGAATGTAGCTCGTTTAAAGCTAGCTACTGAATTAAGCTACGAAGTCAAATACAATTCAGATAAATATATTCTATATCAAGTTTTAAATGTTCTTAACTCGACATCTTCTAAAAAAGATTCTACTTTAGATTTAAGAGCTGTATTAGTTAACCCTTCGGATGCTAGTGATTATAATTGGCTTGAAGATGTATATCCATTTCCTGCTGAAAAAATTGATGAATTAAAAACCACTATCTTGCGTAAAGAATTTGGAATTACATCTCAAGTTAAACCAGATGAAATACAAAACGCAAGAGTAGACAATGTTAGATATCATGAAAATACCAATTTAGAACAATAATGAGAATAGACGAAAAGAGAAAAAAAATCTTTATTACAATAGAAGATAGTTTTGATCAACTCGTGGAAAGCCGAAAGAATTTTGTTAAAATAAAAGGTAAGAGTAAAAAAGTAGAAATTACTCAAGTGATGTACAGAAAAATAATAGCCAAATACTTACGTGTTTGGCTATATGATTTTTTATGGAGTCCAGTCATTTACTATTTTCCTTTTGGTTTCCACGTAAAGAAATACAAAACAGAAGAAAAATACGATTTAGATAAAAGCAATTACAAGCTTCTAAGGTCTAAACAAAAAATCTACAAAAAGTTTGAATCTAGAGTAGGAATTTATTGGGATAGAATCTTAGCGCCAACAAGATTTTTCTCATTTAAAGTTAGAAAAATGACTGGATCAACAAACATATTCCCGTTAGCTGAACAAGAATGGAGTAAATTCTTTTCAGTAGATGAATTAGTAACTTTAGATGAGCATAAAAGAATTACTACTAAGAAATTAAAAGCTATTTATAAAAATGAAAAATAATAATGGATATGTTAGTTATAATTCTCTTTTAATAGAGCTTTCTTTCCGTTTAGGAAGAGATAATCTAAAAAATGAGGAAACTATCATTAAAAGATTAATTATATCAGCAGAGCACGAAATAAACCCTTATAGCTCGTTGGTAGTTAAAAAGAAAGTTACCTACCATAAAGGGAATGGTAATTTTGACGGAAGAAATATTGTAAAACCTAAAGATTTCTTTGAATTAGATTACATCGGAAGCTGTAAAGAAGGTTTATGTGATGGAATGTATAATATGAATCAATCTTTTATTATTCTATGTGATAATAAAAAAAGAGATAGCATTTCATTTGTTTACTATGGTTACGCTTGTGATGGTACAGGAAATCCATTTACTACTATCAATCATAGAGAAGCTGTATTAGCTTATTTAGAGTATATGTTTTATAAATCTAAAATGCATAAATCTAAAGGCAATATGAATATGTATAGAGTACTTGAACAAGATTGGTTCGATAGATGTTTAGAAGCAAGAGGAGAGGATGCTATGAATGAAATTGTAAGGGATTTAGATAGCCTTTCGATTTACAACACAGCAACGACTAGAGGTCTTTATAATTTAGATCTTGCAGATTCTTGTGAGTGTTCTTCTGCTTGTTTTGAATATGAATATGATGACAACGAATATATGAATAAAAAAGTAAAAGTATTCCAATACACTTTAGAAGATAATAAAAAAACTATTAATGATGTAAAAAATCAATTAGTTCCAGACGATCCAAATGCTTTAAATCAAAACAGTAAGATGGATATTAGCGAGTATGATTTATCTGAATTCATAAATGGTAGAGTTGTTAATTTCTTAAATATCGGGAAGTACGGATTTTTAATTGAAGATATTAACTCTCCTAACAATTTAGATATTATAGATTTAACAAATACATCTTTGCTTAATTCATTTGATAAATTGTATTTACCTGAAAAGAAAACATTAATCTTCTTTTCTAAAAATTTAATTACACATAGTTCAATCTTCTTTAAAATCTTATACAATGGAGAATAATTTTGCAGACTACAATCAATCATTAAAAGTCAAATCTATGGCTCCGTTAGATGCTAAATCTTTAGTATCAACAATAGATGAGCTTATTGATTTAGGAATTGATAATTACAAAGCTTATAGCTTTTATAAAGGTATGTCCGTTACTTGTGAAGAAAACGGGATTGTTTATGTTTGGACCGACGATACAGAAGGAGAAGAAAAGCTTTTAGAAGAAGATTTTGTTTATCCTGACGGCATTACTACAGATGGTTACGATTATTCTCTTAAAGCTTTTAATTTTATCCAATTCATTAAAAAAGGAAAAGACGGAAAAGACGGAGAAAAAGGTGATCGAGGTGATGACGGACAAGATGCAGTTGAAAAGTTTAGTTGGGTATGTTACGCTGATAACGACGAAGGTTTAAACATTTCTGAATTTTCTTTAAAAAGTAATGGAGAATACAGAAGTTTTATAGGCTTAGCTTTTGATCAAACTGAACAAGAGCAAAGTTTAAATTATCAAGATTACTCTTGGTCTAAATATAAAGGAGAGCAAGGTAATGTTTTATATAATTGGTTTGTTTATTCTCATTATCCAAATGGTATAAACAACCTTAATAAAGTTGATGTAACTAATGAATCTAACGAATCGACTTTATATATGGGCGTTGCCGCAAATAAATTAACAGAAACTAAACCAAATTTCTCTGCTTTATCTGCTCAAGAATTTAATGAATTAAATTTCATCTTTACAAAGGTTAAAGGTAATGATGCTGATAAAGTTTATTTCTTAGATATCTCAAACGAAGTACATTCAATCCCCACAGATTCTAATGGCCATACAAACAACCAAATAGCTTACGAAGGAGCTAATTGTCAGGTTACTTTATTCTTAGGTACAGAAGCAGTAAACGTTACTGATTATGTTTTAACAATGGAATCTTCCAACGGAATAGTTTTTAATAGAACTCAATTAAATGGAATAACTCACGATATATTAATTACTGATGTTAATGATATGCCTGATTCCGGAACTATTATTTTTAAAGCTATAAATAGTTCAAAAGAATTGCTAGCTTCTGCTACTTTTTCTTTAATTAAATCTAAAAATAAAGCTTCATATAAAATAAAGCTAAGTGTAGGCAGCGTTAAAGTAACTCCTGAAACTTCTACAACTCCTGTTATTTTAAACCCAACAACAATAAAAGCTCAAGTGTTTAAAAATACTGGATATGGTTACGAAGAAACAACAGAAGGTAATTTAACTTACAAATACTCAAACGGAACTGAAAGAAATTTAGCTATCAATACTAACCTTACTTTATCAAGTACTGATAACCCTACTTACATCCAATTTTATTACTACGATCCTTTATATAATATGATTGCAGATACAGAGGTTGTTCCTTTTGTATCTAATGGTAAAAATGGGGCCGACGGTAAAGACGGTAAAGATGGAAAGGATGGTAAAGACGGAGAAGCTACTCCCGGAGCTCCTGGAAAAGATGGAGCTATTGCTCGTCAATTCTATTGGGTGGTTGGTAGAACTTATTACAATAATTCTAATTTTAAAGATTACGTTTATATTCCTACTTCTGATAAATGGTATAAATTAAAAAATAATATCACCGAAAGTACCGCTATCGGTAATATAACTGATTCATCTGATTGGGAAATAACTACTGAAGTAAGCGATGTTATTTTAGGCATGAAAGCTAATATCGGAGGTTGGATTATGATGCTTAATAAACTATTCTCCCAAGCAGGCTTAGTTTCTGACGGAAACGGAAATCCTTTATATTCTAACTTAACTTTAGATGGTCTTTTAGGTAAAATTATTTTTGGTGATCAGAAAATGGAACTTACTGCTTCTGGTATTTTTGTTAATGATTCTCAAAAAAGACCTCGTATTATAATTAGCTGGAGAGAAGAAGATGGTATTCCTTCTATCAAAACTTTAAAAGAAGATGGTTCTATTTTACATGAATTAGGTCAAAGCGGATTAGTATATGTTAATTCAGGAACAGTTAATCCTTCTTGGAATAAAAAATTCTTTAGAAGAATCTCAGACACATTTATTTCTAACTCAGAAACAGCCGAATTCATTTCTATGTCTAATTTTTCTCCTGGAGATACTTATTCTGGAGATAATTTGATAAATCATTTAAGAAGTTTCTTAGATGTTACTAATTCTAATAATTCAAATGAATTAAGCAATGAAAATACAATAGATGCTTATATTTATTCTACAGGTTATTTCCCTACTAAAGTAAGTGTGAATTCAGGAGTTTATTTAACATTGTTATCTAGCTCTTACACTTCTCCAAATTCAAATGCCGGAGGTTTGGTTTACTCTTACAGTAAAGGTGATAAGGCTGTAAACTCTACGCACTATGAAGCCGTATATTTAGAACAAAATGTATTATTAGAAACTAGAACTAAAACTTCTCCTCCTTTAATTCCTGATGGTTGGTACGTGTCAGCTTATGGAAATGAGGGAACTATGCAAAACTTACATTACGCTAATGGGAATGAATATATCCTTACGATCATCCCTATTTCTTATTATAAAAATGGTATTTCTATCAGATACGCTGAAATTCCTGTTTACGAACAAATATATTAATTATGAGTAAAGAAATTCAAATAAGAACTTTGGGCGGTAGAGTCCAAATGAATGTTGATAATATACCAGCTACTTTAAGTAGCTGGTATCCTATTAATTCAAATTTTAATATAGTTAAAACCGGAATAGGATATGGAGAACCTTATGATAAAATTGATTATGTTGTAAGGGATACAGAAAATAACACATCATCAAATATTTCTTCTATTATTATCAATTATCCTCCGAATAAAAACATTAGACCTGATGTCGCTATTACAGATGTTAATCTAACAAATAACGAAGAAGAAACCAACTTGTTTGATTATCTCCAACCAAATAGCGCAGTAGATAGAATTAGAATAACATCTTTTTCTACTATTGGTAATTTCACTTATAATGGAACTAATTTATATCCTGGCGAAATTATTATGATCTATGATTTAGATAAGATTAAATTTAAAAGCTATTTAGGTCAAGGAATGCCTTATTCTTTTTTAAAATTTCAAGTAGGTAATAGTTTACAGTATTCAAGTGAAAAGACCATTAATATTAATAAAATAGATACAGCTTCTTTAGGAGAACCTACTACTAATATTTTCGAAAGCACGTCTTTTAGTGTTATTAAAATTTCCGGTGGTATTCCTTTAAAAAATGCTAATCTAAAAATAATAATCGAAACAAATTCTCTTAAATATTTTAACTCTAATTATAATGTTTCAGTATCATTAAACGGAGTTGAAGTTTTAAGAAAAGGAGAATTTAATTTATCAGTACAATTAAACGAAAATGGTCAGTATTCTTTCCCTATTGAAATTAATTCTGATTCTCCTATTGCAGATGGTGATATTACATTTGCTGTAGAATTATTATCCTTAGATATAAATAACACAAACGTTGCTTTAAATAATAGAAAAACTATAACTATTAATTTATAAAATATGGATAAAAACTTCTTAGGAGTTACTAATAATTTAGAAGAATTAGAATTCCG